TTCCATGTTTTCTCCTTTCTCCGTCTTGCCTCGGCAACTTGTAAGTTATCTTCCTTACAAGTATTATTATACGATTATTTGTGCCTAATGTCAATAGTTTTTAAATATTTATTTGTGCTTAATTTTGTTTTGCTTTTTTTCTTTCTATCTTGTTTAGCTCGTTCAATACCGTTTCTTTTATAAATGCGTTGCAGCTCTTTCCAGTAAGTTTTTTTATCCTGTCTTTTGTTCCCAATGGGAATTGGCAATTGACACGATCAACCGTTTTCATATATGTTGCAACTGCTTTTCTTCGCTGTTCTTTCTGCTTTTCTGTATATTCTGGCATTCTCAAATCCTCCGTTCTTTTTTCTACATTATATTATATTAGTGCTTAATTTTCAAGTAGAATTTGTGCCTAATAAATATTGCACAATTTCATATATTTATTTGTGCTTAATATTTGTATATTCTGTATATTGTATTTGTGCCTAATATCATGTAATATATAGCCATAGAAACGAGATAACAAAAAAGCCGATCGGCACAGCTGACAACTAAACCCGATCGGCACCAATCAAAAGAAAGGTAGCTCTATTATAACAGGGCGAAAGGGAAAAGAAAATGAAAAAAATTGAGAGTATGAGAATCGAAGCCAAAAGATGGTTCCAGAAAAGCTACGGCAACACATACCACACCGTAAAAGTATTTGTAAATGATGAAGTACTGGAAAGTGATATAACCTACGGATATGGAACACATTATTTACAGACGGCAGCCGAATTATTAAAGGCAAACGGCTACGACATCCCAGAGGATAACGGGGAAGCGTACAGCCTTGTTGTAAAGTATGATCACACCGCCGAAGATGTAAAGCGGAAAAAAGACTTATAAAGCCGAAACTCCCATTCCTGGGAGTCCGTAACGATTCGCCCCGTTGCGCTGATGATGGCAGGCGAGAAAGGGAATATATGAAAGATTACACTAAATTTATGAAATGGGCGGTATTTACAATGATAGATCGCAAGACGCAAGACGACAACCGAAGCAAAATCAGAGTAGAGGCGTTGTTTTCAAATCCTACACAGGCAGAAAATTACAACGCACCTAATAAAGAGGTTAAACGCTATTTACTCCATGTTGACGATCTGGAAGAGTTCGAAAGATTTTATAATTTCGTTCAAGATCTAAACACAAAATACGGAGATCACGCAATTTTTCATTTGAAAGACGGGGATTTTTCATCGGATCATGAAAACAAGTTCCGCTATATTCTTGACATTTGGACGGATACGAAAATCAAATAACATTCACCGCCGAAGCGGAATAATACCGGGTTCGATACCCGGCGGCGGTTTTACATCCCAGCGCCCAGGGAGAAGGGCAGAAAGGAAACAGCATGGAAACGGCTTATACCTATGACGAATGGGTGAAACTGGTGGAAAAACACGGGCGTCGAATGCTTGCCCGATATATCAAACGGAAAACAGTTGAACTACTGACGTTTGCGGGCGTGTTGTTCGCTTGCTACCTGGTCGGGGCATTGTGCTTCTGGATAGCATACCAAAGCAATATTATATAATCTTTCCGGGCGGTTATTCCGTCCGGGTTTTTGTGAAAGTGAGGAAAATCAATGAAAACATATATCATAAAAACAAGAAACGGAAGCAAGCTATACACAGCTAACGAAATAATAGAAAATGCAAAGGAACAGGAGCGCGCCGGGATTCGTCCAGCTTTTGCTTGGATGGATCCAAAAACCGGAGAAGCGTTAACGCAGCCAGGTTGGCTTGTATGGTCTACTCTTGATGGGTGCGGTGTTGTTTACCGCAGAAAAAAAGACGGTAAATATATAATCAATACAGGTATGCAAGGCGATTTTGTGTGCGTATAAGCCGGACTGTATCCGGCTTTTTCTCGTGCCACTTTTAGACTTTTGCAATTGATCCGGCGACAGATTTTCCCAATTCGCCCGGATATATTGACACGTGATGTGATTATATGCTATTTTTAAAGTAGTATACACTTTGTGCCGTTCTGGGGCTGGCTGTCTCCAGTCAGCAGAACGAAGACCAGCGGACGGAAACAAGTGACATTTTGACCATATCCGGGCATCTTGTAGCTTTTCCGGCTGGCAAGTCTATTTTCTGTACCCGTGCAACTAATTTTCACGAACTTCAAGAAAAAATTTTCCATTTTTGAGCAGAATATTGAAATAGTCGCTAAATCGACTTTTATATATAATTTTTCACACCCTAGGGGGGTATCAAAAAATTGTGCAATATTTTTTGGTAGAATTTTGAGAAAAAAATTAAAAGTTTTTTATTTTTTACAAAAATTTCACTTCTTCAGCGGAAACTAAAATAGGAACTCAAATCTCAAACAAAAATTTAAGTTCCTTTTTTTAATCCTATTCTTCACTATCCAACTTTTCGGCTTCCATCTTTGACACTTTCCGAACTTCTTCCTTTTCCAAATCGACAACGCCCATTTTCCGTGCTGCTATTTTCTGGTCTAACACTTTCTGCAATTCTGTAAGATTAACTGATCCGGTTTTCTTGACCTCAACTGGCTTTTCTTCTACTGCTTCCAGTTCATCAAGCATACGCTTAACCGCTTCGTTGACAAATCCGTTGATTGAATATCCTGCTGCCTTAATTCTGTCTTTCGTGCCTTTTGGGAAAAGCACCTTTGCAATATCCTTTTTATCATTATATCTGTTGATCGCATTCATTGTATAATCCGCTGTCTTCTTCATCACCGTATACCTCCTATATAAGTGCCATTATATAATACAACTTATATAATGTCTATTATATAATTCCCATTATATAATGACCATTATAGTAAAAATATGCTGTAAAGCCTTGTATTTACTGTCTTTACACATTTTACCAATTATATAAGGTACATTATATAATTCACCTTATATAATGGTCATTATATATTTAATATTATAACTAGAGCCACTACACAAAGCAGTGGCTCCTCCGTTTTATTTACTGTTTTCTTCTTCCATCTTCACTGCATTACCGTGTTTTCTACAGCGAAAAGCAACCTGTAAGCTTTTCTTACAAGTTGCTTTAGAATATATCATTCAGACCAGCTGTCTATATCTATAAACTCTCCACTCGTTTGACCATCGACATTGATATATTTTACTTCATAAGCGAAGCTGTCCATGTCAGTGACAACAAATTCAACGGTAAAATTGCTCCTAACTTTTTGACCATAATAATTATTTGAATCAACATAGCTTTGTATTGCCACAAGACTTCCATTCCTTTGCATTGCGATTTCACCAGCATGAGTTACAACGGATGGAAAATCAGCTGAACTTGGGTCGGCTAATACTGAGCTAACTATCTCTGTTGCTATAATATAATACCTAGACTGCTTATCATAATCAATAGTTCTGTCAGAGTATTGTTTTGCAGTTAGTTTTACTGTGTCATCCTCATAGAATACATAAGAACTATTGGGAATAAAGATACGATACACTTTATCACTAGCTGTAAGCACCATATCTATGTTATCACACTTTATCTCGTAATTTGATGTTTCACCCATTTTAGAGACATATTCAAGCTTCGAGAACCCTATTTGATTTTTCAAAATATCATACGCTGTTTCCGATACGGTAGGGTCAAGAACTGTTTTTAAATTTGTTAAAAAAGCATCTTCTTTTTGAACAGGTGCTGTTTCCTCTGTAGACGAATTATTTTTCTTTTTTTCATAGTTTTTCTTTTCTTTTAGTTTTTCTTTATCGGCATTCATTGAACGAATTGTGTTTTGCTTTGTGTCTCTGTCTGATTCTGCCACGAAAACAGAAAATCCAATAATTAAGCAAAAAGAAATAATAAGCAATATGACGCGCCGCTTAGGAGACCGCTTCGGCGCTTTTGTATTGTTGCACAACGGAATGCCTTTTATATCATTCCCACACTTTTCACAATAACATGCATTATCAGCATTTAACGTGTTACACCTTGGACATATTTTCATAACTTATACCTCTCATAATCCTCAACAACTTCTGTTACAAATACAACATATTACCACAATAGTTGCTTCGCAATACAGTTAGATAGCAACTTTTTATGGTTTTATAATATATTATAACACACCTAAAAAAGAACTACTCGAAAAATGGAAGTTTATTCTATATCTATATAGTTTGAAGTGTGTATCATGGTTTAGCACTCTTATTCCAAATCCGAGTGCTACAAAATTTTAGCAACTGAAAAAGCAACCTGTAAATATTCCTTAAAAGTTGCTTTGAATAATTGAAGTTAAAATATTAATTTTTATGTTTTTTGGCTATTGACAAAACAGCCATAATCACGTTGATCAAGCACCATCCAGCCCAAATTTTAAGGTCTGAATATCCACCAGCCAATGCGAATCCAAGAAAGGCACCTATAGCAAATATTACTATCAAGGCAATATTTCCGCCTTTTCCAGTAGAATTTTTTGTAGCAATGGAAATAATACCGCCCGTAAGCAATAAAATAGCAACAATGATTCCAGCACTTCCACCAACTTCTCCGTTGTCAGTCATTGTGTTTCCTATTCCAACTGCGCATGATTGAAATGCCACAAATGCAAACAGTACAATAGACAATATACCAGATACTAATTTCCAAGTTTTCATATCGTAATCTCCTCCTTTAAAAAACTCTTTATTAATCATATCACATAATTCAAATATTGTCACTGTATACAAGAAAACCAGACTACTTAAAATCTGGTTTTCTGTAAATCAATATAAATTCACGGATAATGCTCTTTGTGGATGAATCAGTTCGACCAAGCTCCTCTACAAGCTTTTTCCTGGTCATTTCTGGGTTAGTTTTCTGTATGTACTCCAATAGTTCGTCCAGCACGATTACACCGCCTTTCTGGCAACATTAGACAGCATAGCAACGATATCAAACACTTCGTCACCATGACTTGCCACAAAATCACACAAAAACTCTTCTTGATCGATTGGTATGTGTATTCCATAAGAGAAGCAGACGCAATGGCATATCTCATGAATCAGCACTTTTCGAAGAAATTCTCCGCTTAACAGATTTGACAAAGTAACCGTGTTATTTCCAGCATCGGTAACGCCTACCGCCAGACTACCATCACTTCTTCTAAGCGCATCACTGTTGGGATTGTCAATCAAAACCACCCACGGTACACCGTTGATAATAAAATTCATGCTATCACCTCAAAAGGGAGCATTACGCCCCCCTATGAAACTACATCTTCTGTAAAAGTGTCTGGATTTTTGCTTTCAGCATCGTCTTAGCTTCATTTGTTGCACTGTTGTACACTTCTGTCAAATCCTCTGCTGTATCTTTCATATATGCTTCAAGATCATGTAGATCTTTTGATTCCATATATGTTTTTCGGCTCATTCCAGCTTTTCCCTCTTTGTGGTCTCTCTGAGCATCACCACCATAATAATGCTTGCTTCCAGACATTTCCGCTCCGGTCATACCCGGATTTCGCTTGTCAGAAAAATACATCCGTCCAATATCATAGTCCATGTCTCTCATATACTCCGGATCCATGTTACGATACATTTCCGGAGTCATGTGATAATACGGACGTTCCTCATAACCTCTGCGTGAGCCGTGACCTTTTGGAGCGAATCTGCCATTAGCGTAGCGGTAGTTATCGTAGAATCTACGACCATCACCATAACGATCAAACATTTCCATGTTTTCTTCGTCTCCAAAATCTTCCATAACGTGTGTGAGTTTCCGGTAGTACATTGCTTCACTGAGGTCTTTGAGCATATCGACAACTTGTCCCATTTCGCAAGTATCTACGTTTTCAATACCTTTGTCAATCTCACACTTCGCAACTTCTGACAGTTTTTCGATCATATCATGCATTCTTTCAACATCCATAACTGCCACCTCCTACGCAACTCTTACTACAGTCAAGTTACTGTTCTGAACCTCAATAGCCTGTCCAGAAGTGTTCTGAACAGCTACTGTGCTGCAACATCCTTTTGGAACATCAATGTACGCCTGCGTAGACACGTTGAAGAGATTTTCAACTGCAGCCGGAGTAACGATCATCTTAGTTGCCTGTAATGGCTCTCCATCAACAGCAAGCGCAAGAGAAATAGATTCAACCGTACCGCCTGTAGGTATCTGGATGTTTCCAGAAAAATCAACGAGGAATCTTGCCCTACACTGGCTTGTTAATCCACGTAATTTTACAATTCCTGCACCCTGTCTATGCACGATGCAATTACCGCCAGAAAAAGCCGTTTCCGTAAACGCTATATCTTCGCCCTGCGTTACTGTCTGTAATGCAATTCCAGTATATTCAGCCATAATAAATACCTCTCTTTCCAAAAAAGGGCAGACCGCTATGATCTGCCCTTTATATCGTAATACTGCTTATGCAGACATAACCTTATTTAAACCTTGTTTAACTCAGATTTAACTCATGGTTAAGTTACAAAATATTCAGTTTTAACCGTATGGTTTTACATTCGGTTAGCATCCGCAACCAGCGTTGCATCCGTAATAAACGTTCGGATTAGGAACCTGATATGCAGGAATAGGTGCCGGATTGACTGCATTGATAATCTGCTGTGTCTGTGCAGACATTGCATTTGTAAGCAATGCACTCTGGCGATCCTGTGATGCAGCGCGTCTGAGATCATTGTTCTCTGCCTGTAAGGTAGAAATCTTTTCATTGCAGAGATAGTCAAGGATAGCTCTCGTGCCTGCATTCTGGCTATCAATAATGTCTCTTGTGTTGCTATTCATTGTATTCTGCAATGCGCAAGTGTTAGTTGCCATATTGTAGTTTACACCCTGGATAGCTTCTCTTGTTTCGCAACAGCAATTTGCAAGCTGAGACTGCAAAGCATTGGTATTCTGCATGTTTGCGATTGTGTCAGCATTAATAGCCTGCTGGATTCCGTATCCAGTCTGCATGATGTTTGTGTTAATGCCATTAAATCCAGTGAGCATACTGTTATTTACGGCATAGAATCCATCACACAATCCATTGGAAATACCGTCAAGCTTTCCAATGATTGACTGAGTGTCAAATCCTCTCTGCAAGTCTGACTGTGTAGCATATCCCTGCAATGCACCACCGCCGTTGTTACCAAATCCGTTGCCCCAGCCGCCAAAAGCGAAGAACAAAACGAAAATGATTATCCACCAAGCGCCATTGTCTCCCCATGCTCCATCGTTGCTTCTTCCGTTTGTCACCGCAGCAATGTCAGCTAATGACGGACTAGCCATGTTTCCATTGAACATAATTTTACCTCCTAATAAATAAGATGTTTTATACTTAATCTTGCAAGAATTAGTATCAGATTTATCAAAAAATGTGTTATAATAAATTGTACGGATAGGGTAGCTCCCGATAAGCTGTTTGTCCTAACAGTTTCCGTACATTATCTAAAAAGGACATTTCACACTGAAAGGACAGGTGTTATTTTTATGCAATCTTCTTATACAAAGCACAATATATCTGATTATATTGGCAAAAAGTATGGAATGCTTACTGTAATTGGTGCATCTCCTAAAACTCATCGTTATTCAAACAAATTCGATTTTCAATGTGAATGCGGAAATATAATATCCGAATCTCCAGGAAGAGTTTTATCTGGTCACAAAAAATCTTGTGGTATGTGCCGAAAGAGAAATACAAGCTACGAAGTAGAGCAAAAAGTAAAAGACTCTATCGGAACAAAAATAGGAAAATTAAAAATAATAGGGGTTTCTCATAACCCAAACAGCGGCTTAACTTTCGCGCAATGCAAATGCGATTGCGGAAACGTTGTAGATGTTCTTCCTTATCAATTATTTAGAAATGATAGGAAAAGTTGTGGCTGTTTAAAAAGAAACAATAAAATGCTTGCAAATAACGACTCTACATCATCTGGAAATTATCAAGATGGACGAGCAATGCATCCTCTATATGGTTTGTGGAAAATGATGCTTAGCCGTTGCGAAGATCCAAAAGCCAATCATTACGATCGTTACGGAGGTCGCGGAATTAAAGTCTGCGATGAATGGCACGATTTTTGGGAGTTTGCAAAATGGTCTAATTCTGTTGGAGGAAGACCAGAAGGATATACTCTCGACAGAATAGACAATGATGGTAATTACGAGCCAAGCAATTGCAGATGGGCTAATTGGAAGACTCAAACATCCAACAAATCTTCAAACCGTTTTATTGTATATAATGGCAAATCACAAACCATACAGCAATGGTCTTTGGAACTTGGTATAAATCGTCAAACATTAACCAACCGCATAAATCGTGGTTGGAGCATCGAAAGAGCGATTAATACAGAGCCTTTTGTAGGGAACAACCAGCACACAAACAATAAATAATTACTTTATGTGGAATTGATTTTTGAAATTAGCAAACTCTTTATCAAAGTCAATTCCCTTTTCTTTTGCTATATTTCTTCCAAATTGTTCTATGCCATCAACATCTCCATTTTTTGCCATATTGATAACATTCTGGGCCATCGGATTACTCTTAATCTGCGGACTGTTTATCATTTGATTAAGAATCATCTGCATAGGATTAATCATTCAGAATCACCATCCTTTTTTGCTTTTGAAGTCCGTGTTTTCGGAATGGAATTTCCGATTTCATCAATTTGAGCTGATAATTCGTCCAAACGTCTCATAATCTGCTCTGTAAGCTCCGAATTGCCACTTTTTAATCCAACTTCACTATTAGATATAGAATCGTTAGCCTTTGGCATTTCTGGCTTAAATACGACCGTCTGGATTGTTCCATTCTGGTTCCATGATTTCAGATATATTTCTGATAAATCTGATTTTGGAAACAGTGCATACGGTGCATTCATCGGCACATCATTTGCCTGTATCATCTCAACACTATCTACTGTTCTTCCGACAATCTGGCTTGCTGGCTGATTTTGTTGAAACTGCGGTTGATAGATTGGCTGTTGCATCGGAGCTTGATATTGCCCTGTCGGAAATCTCTGTGCATTAGACTGAAAATATGGGTTTCCAAAATATTGATTTTCGTACATAATTCGCCCTCCTAACTGCCACATACGTCATCCAGTATTTGTTCTTTCGATAATTCTTTTGTGTCTGTATAGAATCTTTTTTGTATCGCATCTTCCACAACATGAACAATTGTTGATTGAAATTCAAGAGGGATATTGCAAAGTCTGCTATCTGAGAATATAATAGTTAATAGATCATCCGAAAACATAGGTCGTACCTCCTATCTATTTTGTATTTTCGCACAAAAAAAGTCGCTTATAGCGACATTCAAAAGACATAATTCCGACACACTTATAACATTAATATTTGGGACATATAGGAAATATGGCACTTAGCATATCCGCCAACCATCGGACGGTAATAGGTTTATGCTAAAAAGATTTTAACTGAATGTCAACGTTTCCGTTGACAACTACTACTTTCGATATTATACTCTTCAATATAGTATTTTTCTTTGTCTTGTCGATCGTGTCCCAAACATCGGCAAGATTTTTTATGTTTTCATAAACATATTCTTTTTTATTTTCTTTTTGGACATTTTTAGCTTCTTCTTTGATTCTTTCTTTGGATATCTCAATCTCCTTTTCCAGATTGCTAATCATATCGAGAACCATGTCGTTTCCATCTGCATACAGTTCGTAAAGACGTTTTAGCTTGATTTTATTTTTGTCCAATTGGGATTGCATGATTTCAAGCTTTGTGGCTTTCTCTTTAGGCTTATAGCTAGAAAGATTTAGGGATATTTTTAAAATTTCGCTTTCGACCTGTTCTTCAATTTTGTCAGCCCATTCCACTGAATTATCACAATCATGATTATAGTTTGGTAGGTAATCCAAATATCGATTTCTCGAACAGCAGTACATTTTTCTCCTGTCTGAACCCCATTTTTGGTACCGCATTTTACAGCCGCATACACCGCAATAGCATAGTCCAGTAAGTAAATTTGGCTCTGTCCGGCAAAATGCTCTTGCTTTGCTTCGCGTCTTCCGAATCTCCAAGCCAAGATTAAATTTTTCTACATCAAATATTGGTTCATGTCTGCCTTGATAAACATTGCCTTTATATTTAATCTTTCCAATATTTACTACTCCGGTAAGTATATTTCGCACTACTCCTTCCGTTCGGAAACCAAGCATTCGCATTATTTTTTCATCGGAATATCCTTGAATAAACAAATCTAGTGCCTGTCTTGCTCTTTCGGCTCTTTCCGGTATTGGAATTAGTATACCAAGCTCTTTGTCATATCTGTAGCAATAGGGCTTAATGCCACCGCCTGGCCAGTATCCTTTTTTTACTCGTTCAAGTATACCGCCACGCATACGAAGCATCATTGTGTTTTTATCTAGCTGCGCAAATACTGCCATCATCTGTGTATATGCTTGTTGCATAGGATCATTGTAATTTACAGCGTCATGAACACACTCAAGCCTCACATTATTTGGCTGAAATATACGCTCGATCACGTAAATAGAATCCAGCATTGTTCTGGATATTCTGTCAAGCTTATACGCAACAACACATTTTACTCTTTTTGCATAACAATCACTTATAAGTCTTTGAAACTCCGGTCTATCCATGTTAGATCCCGTATATCCATCATCAACATACCAATCTACTATAATCAATTCATTTTTTCGGCAATAGTTCTCGATGTCTCTCTTTTGACTTTCAAGACCATGACCCTCTTCTGCCTGCTTTTCTGTTGAAACACGCAAATATGCGACACATTCCATATATCATTTCCTCCTTTAAATAGAATGTGCCATATTTCCTATATTATGACACATTCTATCTTTTATACGGTTTTTTGTCAATCAGACCGAGAAAGTATTTCTGCAATCATACGGAGCGTTTCTTCATTTAGCTCCACATCTTCTGCCTGTACTACTTCTCCGTCAATTGTCAGAATTGCCATTAGCGTATACCTCCAATCTTTTTATTTTTGCGTAAATAGCAGCTATTCTTCGGTTTATAGTTCGGTCACAAACTCCGACAGAAAATGCTATTTCTTGTATTGATTTTCCTTTAGAACATTGAATAAAAACTTTTTCCTCTTCTTCTGTAAAATTGGCATTTTTCAAAAAATAATCAAGTTCTGGCTTAGTCAGTTTCGATAACTTCATAAGCCATTCCTCCACTATTCAATAGACACTATTTCGCCCCATTCCAAATGTGCAAAATCTGCCGAATTATCTTTCAGGTACTCTATAAGCCCTGTTCTATCTACCATAGGTTCTTGTTCAATCAAAAAAGTCTTTGGAATTTTGTCTTTCTGATCAATTACCAATTTTGGCGGTTTTTTCTTAACAACAAAATTAAACAACGGTGTCCTAAATGTCCTTTTTTTAGTTCCTAATATATGCTGGCGAAGTACCTCTACCAAATTATATGCATTTTTAGCAAGTATTTTATCTCTGTTTGACAATCGGTCCATTTCTCCACAAATGTAAATGCCTTCGCTATTAAGCATAGTGTAAATTTTCATACATTCCTCTGCTTTTTCCTCAATTTCGCCTTCTATTCCATCCAATGCAGATTTTAAAAACTCCGAATCCACCTCTTCGTCTTCCATCATCGCAAATAAATTTTTGTATTCTTCTGGTAAATCATATAAAGGTTTCATACCTACTCCTCCACTACTTGCATTTCTTCTTGACGTAATCAGCAACACTTATATTAGGATATGCTGGTCTTCTATAATTTATTACTGCCTTTTCATCCGGCTTTAATTTTTCAAGACCGTTATAATGCTTCTGACCGTCCATCTTCATTACCTTTCTTGTCCTCCCGTATTTACCGTCCATTACCACCACTCACTTTCATCCGTCCTGTGATCGGCATGAATGAATATCACTGGTCGTGTTCCATCAGAACCATCATTGATAATCTCCAACTCGCCTATGTAATTAAAATCCTCTGCCGTATCAAGATATACTGTTAAACTGACTTCGCCGCCCAGCACCTCATCAACTCGTTGAGATACAGCCTGCTTGAATTCTTTTGTCTTTGTAATATCCGGCTTTTCCACCGTGATCGGTGTAGGCTCCGCTACTTCCTGTTTCTCTGCACATCCGGTTAATGCCAAGGATGCCAGCAAGATGATTAATGCTCTATTGATTCTGCTCATCATTCACCTCTCCTTATGCTTTTCAGCAAATCTTCCACACCTTGTACGTAACCATCTCTATACTGATTCGCATCTCTAATTGCTTTTGTCTGGCGTTCATCTGCCAATTTCCGCAATCTGTCTGCTGTGTATTCTATCTGCGCATATTCTTTCTTTTCCATCTACTACTCCTCCCTGTATGGCTCTGGTAATGGCATCCAAGCGATTACACTAATTATGCAGGTGTCAGTATCATCCGTCCATTTACATCCATCCCAATATGCCGTAAATGGTTGTTCGACATATTGTGACTGAATCAAATAACAGTCTTCTCCAACTACAGGTTTCTCCGGCAACCTCTCACTGCATGGAATCCACTTGCCAGGGACATTTGCGTCCTTAGCATCTTCCACCAGTTCAAATCTGTACTTCTGTTTCACATTCGGATATTTGTCGCGATCTACCTCACTAACAAACATTCCGTAAGGTCTGCTCCAAATAGCTCCGTCCTCACATTCGTAGACTACGGAAAACTGCCCCGGTGCTTCTGTGTCTTGGCTAATATGTAGCACCTTGACCGTCTTCCCCTTGAAATGTCTGTATACTTGTCCTACTATAACATTCCGATCGTTATCAACCGGAATTTTTCGTTTGAAATACTTCTCGCATTCCGCAAGATCGCAGTTATCATAGTTAAGTGGACTTTCATCATCCCATTTTCCCATATCCGATTCTTCTACGTGGATATGCTGATGTACCATGCCATCAAGGGCGTAGCTGATACCGGCTTCTATTTCGCTTAATCTATACAAATCGTCCGGATCAACCAGATATCCGCTGATTTTAAATATCTTCGCCATGTTTATTCTCCTTATCTTCTAACAGTTTTGGACTGTCGTAAATATTGCCAATGACTACAACTTTATTTTCCCAATAACCAAGCTCTTTTCTGTATAAACTTTCTTCCGGGAACTCAATGTAAAATCCTTGATTATACTTACAAATCTGCCAATTGCTTTCATGCAATCCAAACTTTACTTCTCCGCAAATCTCGCCATATCTTACAATATCTCCCTCAAAGATTTTCTTTCCGTTCTTGTCAGTTAATCCTGTGTACTGGCAGATTGTACTCGATTCTACCTCGTGAATTGTCAGTTCACTAGGCAACCCAAAATACGTTGTCCAATCAGAGGCAATGTACCTGTGGATTAATGCTTGATCTTTTTTGAAGTAATATTTGGCTTCCGCACGCTGTAAGTATCCTCCGGATATCCACTCGCCAGTTCCTTTTGCTTTTCCTTTAAACAGTAACTCTCTCAATTGTTACACCTCCTCAAACAGCTCTATCTCGCGCCACGCAATTATCTCTGCATCATGCATTTCATGACAATCTTCTCCATACCAATGAGATTCAAACCATCCGGCCGGAATCATATATTCATCCTTTTCTTCACTGTAGTCACATTCACCATCATTGCCCACGTATTCTTCCCAATCAAACGCTGATTCCGGTTGAGTGATAGAACCATCTTCATATACTGCTCTTGCTGTTATGGCTTTTCCATTCATGCATGGTGTGGTGTACGCCACTACAACCTCATGTTCAATCTCTGGCAGATCATTTGGACTCTTGCGGAGGTCGTGCCATCGGTATTTCTTTCTTTTCTTTTGCAGGACAGTTATTGCTTCTATAGTATCTGCGATTCTATCACTCTTTCTTTCGGCTCATATATTTTGAACCTGTTTAAATTGTCTTCTTTATAACTTTGATTTTCCAACTGCTCTTTTATCAAAGAAATTCCATCTAATGCCATTGTTGAAAACTTAGCAGTGCTTGTATTAAATCCCTTACCAGACTTTGCTTTTCGGTAAGCCTTATACAGATTGTCAAAATCTGCGACAACATCCTTATCCATTTGTACTCCTTTATATTTACCTCTGAGAGGAAGGTCTTCTTTCTTTTTGTATCTATTATTCTGATTTCGGCTTTCTGCCTACTCTTACCGCCTGTAATACAGAATGGGCGCACCCCGTTATTGTTGTTGCAATTATTGTTGTTGATATTGCCACGCGGGGAAACAACCAAATTTACAAAAGAAAACCTAAAACATATTTATCTTTTTCTGTCTTTAGTTCTCCAAGCAATCGCCATATGTTTCACATCAGATACCATTTTTGACCAATATTCCATGCTTTTCCCATTCAAAATATTTAAATCATGCGACATTTCTATATAAAACAGTAATTCATCACAATATGTAATTGCTTTTGTCTGTAGTTCCAGCCTATCTCTTTTGTAATCTCTGATATCTGTTCTATTTGCTTCAAACAGCATCTCATATATTTCCATTGACTTATTCTGCATCTTATCCACTAATGAAAATCTATATTTTTTAGGATATCTATTTGCATTGCTGGTTAATCTCAATGTATGAGTAGCCAGTTCTTTTGCTTTTAAGATTACTCTTAATTCGTTATCTGCCATTTTTACTCCTATTCTGATCCAAAGATTGAAGAAGAAAAGATACAAACCGGGCGCACCCCGAAATTGAAGTTGCAAACATCGAAGTAGATATCGCCACGCTGGGAAACAACCCGTACCCATTGCGAATCATCATTGCAAGTCGTGCTATCAGGAGTCAGTGTCCACCAATATTCGCCAGTGTTCGGAAGTAATTTTCTGTATTTTCTATATTCATCAAATGTAATAATAGAAACATAGTCTTCGCAAATTCCGTATTCCGTCTGCCCATCCATTGAAGTTAAATCGCGATCAAACTTGACAAGTGCATCTTGTCCAACATCCTCTTCAATTTCCTTTTTAAGTTTCGTGTTAAGGTAATTTCTAAGGTTACTGGTTTTCCAGTCATTTTTACTATTATCAAATGCTTTATATTCTCCGTAAAAATCTTCTGAAATCACAAGATATCCTTTTTCCAACTTATCCAGTACCAGCCATTTGATTCCGGCTACTTCTACTGTGTTTCCAACTTCCGGTTTCTGGTATTTCTTTCTAAGCTGTTCATATGCTTCATTTAATTTTTCAAGCTTTTTACCAAATTCGGTTAACGTCATCATAATTAATCCTCCTTTACTCGTGATACAAAGAGATTAGATTTTAAGATACAAACCGGGCGCACCCCGCTACAGTTGCGGCAACGACTGCCGTAGATAAAGCCACGCGGGGAAACAACTGCAACAGTACATCCATATACTCTTTCTTTCGTGCTCCAAGGCGTACATGTCCAGTACCAATCCGTCAACTTTTCATTCACCAACAACTCATTATATTCGCGTGCTTCATCAAATGTCAGCGGTCTTACTTTATTCAAAAGTTTTCCAAAAACTTCCTGTCCGTCAACTGTTACCAGTCCAGCTTCGTTTTCACAAATGTTTTCTTCTCCAAATTCAGCAATGAACTCATCGAGAATTTCTCCATCGAACTTTTCTCTTAATGATGACTTCTTGTAATCATTGCAACTATCATCGAATATCTCGGCTTCCATATACAATTTCTCAGTGATAATTACAGCACAATCTTCTTTCTGTTCCAGAACAATAAAATTTCCAATTCCTGTTGAAAATTTATCGCCTGGTTTAAGATCTGCAAGCATAACAAAATTCTTTTCATGCAGTTCTTCCAAGATTTCAACCAACTCTTTTGCTACAGATAATGCATCCTTTTTCATAATCATTTCCCTCTCTTTATTTTCTTTTTCTTCTTTTTACTGCCAGAATATATAAATGCATTCATATTACCCGGCTTTTTAACTTTCTCTAAGATCATCCATCAACTCTCCTAATAACTTCGCAGTTTTCTCTGACATTTCCTCAGATTCGCGTTGCCCTTCCTCGATCAAAGTTTTCTTCTTGTCAATCAGCTCTCTATTTTTCTGAATAAGTTTCGCTGTATCTGAACCATAGTTCACGTTATCAATCAACGCCTTCGCATTGTCGGAATACTTTGAATTATTCACTGAACTCTCTTTAACAGCTCTATATGTACGCATAAAATTTGATGATGCAACCTGTTCATTGTAATTTTCATCCAATGCCCATTGCCTTAACTGCCCTGGCGAACCTACAGCCATTTGTACCAATTCCGGCAACTTTTCAAATTCCGAAACAGAATTGTATCCGCTATTTCTAATCGCGTTACTTACAAGTGACCACGCTGAAATCTCATTAAGATGATCTGGAACTGATATGATTTTTATTTGTTTAACAAGTTGTCCGATACTAGGCGCAAATCCAGATTCGTCAGACCTTATATAATTCTTCAATGCCATGGATACCAAAGAATAATCAAAATCATTTAATGCATCAAGCCAGATATTTGCGGTCGCATCCACGTTTACTAGCTTAAAATTAGGATACGCAACCATAATAGTTGCCAATATCTTTTTAGTTTCCTTCGACGTCATTCACATCCTCCTCTTCTACCATGATGCTGCCAAGTAAATAATCAAGCTGAGATTCTTGCTTGTTGAAATCTCTCGAGGAATATCCTACATTTTTTTTCTTCTCTCTTTCAACAGCATCAAAAACCCATTTTCTCATTGCTAAATTGTGATTCTTTGCCTTGTAGCCTTTCATCTCAATATATTCATCAAGAAATTTTATTGCATCTCGAGTTTTTGATTTCCCATAATCAAAAACCAGTTTGTCAAACTGCTTGTCAGTCAGAAGAACATGACCATATTCTCCATGCCTGTGCTTCGCTGTTTTATCTGATACCTTTTGCTTTTCTTGTTTTTTGAATTGTTTTTCTTTTAACTGGTAATTATCCCAATTAACAACGGTAATAAGCGTTTTCTTGTTACTAGACCGTTTTTCAATCTGCTTTTCGCTTTCGAGAAAACGCAACACTCGATTTACTTTACTTGGATTAATTTTCAAGCTGTCGCCTATCTCTCTTAATGTAGTTAAAAATTGTCCCTCTGTTATATCGATAAGTTCTCCACCAAACCACTGTTCTTCCGAAGAGTAAGACGCTTTTAGGAGTATCCAACACCATATCGCCAAATGATCCGCATCCTTAACGCAAGCCTTGTTTTCCAGAGTTTTCCGATGCAGTTTTATCCACCCTTTGGTATCATTCATTGAACTCCATCTCCTCAATCTCCACAACAACTCTTGGGTTGATCGAATCTAAATATGTATGAAACTCGCTGTCATAAACATCGTTCCACCCGTCATTAGCAATTGACTTCTCCTGTTGTAATGCGTCTAAGAATGATTTTTCACACGAAGAATACAGATTACTTCTGTCATGCATCCTATTCTTTGCGTATAGGTAATAAGTACATTTAATCGGTGTATTAAGTTTCACGCCTTTCAGACTCGCCCTAATTGCCTTTCTGCAAACTAAATCATTTGCACTCTTCACAGCATTCCGATATTTCTTCGTCCGTCTGTCGTAAATTCTGCCACCAAGTAACTCATTCAATCCTTTGATTGGAAAATTACCATGCTTCCCATTAATAGTTACAACATATTTCATTCAACCACCTCTAATCATCCACAATTACAGCTTCTACATCTATTGAATTAGCATTCTCTTCTTTCAATATGTCATTCAAATCAGCCTGTTTGCTTGTCTGACCATTAGCAAAATCGTTATCTATCATTTCTTCTCTGGTGTAAAATCCACTTGTCAATTCCGGGCAATTAAGGTTTGCGAAGAATGAAGCAGCACGATACCGGAGCATCAATGCAGGAAGCGTCTTCCACTTACTACCATTCTTTTTCGTCCATCCCTCTGCGTCTGCCATCTTCATTGTGACTTTTACGCCATCAACGCGTCTACCATCTTTGGTTGTCCAGCATCTACATGACCACGGCTCTCCGTCCTTTTCTTCTTCGTCAAACTGTAATTCCATATCATATTTGCCAGATGAATTAATCATGGCAATCAAAAAGCTTGACTTCCAGGTAATCTTACCCTGTATCATGTACATATTTTGCATAACAGTAAACGGATCAATATTCATTTTCTGAGCCTGAGAAATGGCTACCAAACAGTTAGCTTCGCTACGCTGAAAATGTTGTGGAACAATTGTTGATTGGCTCAATGCTTGCGCCATATTTCTTGCCATCTTAAAGCTGTCAGAACTTCCGTAAATTCCGTGCTCAAAATCTGCAACCATATTCACATGATCTGATTTAACCGCAACTTCCCTCTTTTCTTCGTCTGCCAGCTGTTCTTTCTTCACTTCCATATTATTCAACCTTTCTTATCGCTTTCTTAAACATTCCTCTTCCCAATAGTTGCAATACAGTGCGCAATTGCAAACTCTTAACAACTTCTATGCTTTTTGTAGAATCATTCCAAATCACCCATTTTTGCTCTAGCAATTCATCCATACTCACTATTGTTTCGCCAGCCTTATATTTTCTTCTCGACTTCAAATCCGCTTCGTATTTCATGCGCTTTTTACATTCTTTACACAAATCATTAGAAAATTTTGGGTAATGCCTGTTATTCCAAAAAAAAACTGTCTTCGCATTCATAACACGGATTAGGCCTCATAAAATTCCTCGCTTTCTTCATATCCATATGCTTTCTTCATCCAAGTAGGAATACTCAGTGAACCTATTTTCATATCATCACTGAACCCCATATAAGCCGGCCATTCTCCCATTTCCATACATTTGTTGTACGTTTCCAGAAGCGAAGTTCTAACTTCTCGCCCAGATCTCATAAAAAATTCATCTGCCTGTAAAATGTTTACCGCATATGGCGGTTGCTTTTCCTGTGCCACAAAAACAAAAATAAAATTCTTATTCAAATTACTTTCCAAGCCATCACAATAGTGAGCTGCTTGAATATCATAACCAAGTTTGACCGCATCTCTCATAAACTTGTCCGTCTCTGCACATTGGCACGTTTTGAGGTCTACGCATATAGGCTGATTACCTATGCAACCAAAGCTGTCCGGTCTGCATTTGCATTCAACTCCGGTTTCTTCATCCGCCCAAAAGAAACTTTTTTCATGCTCTCCGTATATCAACTTCTTCGCAAATGGTGTTGCATATAGTGTTTTTCTCATTGCATCTATCGTATTAAGCAGATCTTCTGAAATAACTTCTTTTCCCTCGTTTTCCAAGATAAAATTATTCCACGCTTCTTTTCCAAGCTTCGTTCTACGATCAATATTCGGTGCTACCACAAACTCATTATCAAAATCATATGGTTCAAGACAATACTTGTGATATGCTCTGCCAAACTGTAATGCCGAAGTGTCTTTATCTTCTTGGTTGTCATGAAAATATTTGTAATGCGCCATACTCTGAGCCATTCGTTTTAAGTCAGTAGAAGAAATACCATCATGCGCTCTATAATCATTCTGGCTCATTGCTATTCCAGGCATTCTTGATCCTCGCTTTCTCCCAAGATGCTTCTGATAGCTTTAAGCGAATCAAATGCATTAGCTTTAAGCACCGAACGCACAGCCACAACTTTTGCTCTTTCATCCATAAGATCAAAAAACAGTGCACTTGGTATAGTAATTGTTGGTACTTTATCCATCACAAAACCTCCTTGTATTCCGCATCCAGACAATCCTCGCAGATTCCACCATCCAACGTGTAGAGAACATCTCCCTCGTACAAAGGGCATCCACATCCGTTGCAATAGCATTCCGGCTCTACTTCCTGTCCAGAATCTAATTTCCATTCATCATAATTAGGTATTTGTTCCATTGTGTCTTCTCCACCACTCTTCCAAGTCCATCCTATTAGGTTCTCTTATCTGTAATCTTTCGTAAATCATCTTCCCGTCATATTTGACTCTGATTCTACCATCTTCCCAGACCTCTACAGACTTCGTATCGACTTTTCCAAGCTTGTCCGTCACGTAGAACGCTTCTGCTTTTCTTGTAACCAAGTTGTTTCCTGGTACGCTGACATGAAGACTGTCAATTCCGTAAAACTCTGCCAGTTCCTGCAACTCAGCTAACCGCTTGGCAATCAACAAGCCAACTCTTTCCCACGTTTCTTCGTTCATTCCGCACGCTCCTTAATTAAAAATCCAATCATAAACACAGTCGCCCAGAAAAATCCTTTGATAATCCATGAAAAAAGGTTGTCATCTGTCGCATTTTCCGTTGCTCCGACAGTTCCGACCATGCAGAACCAGCCAACAATTATCATCGTTATTCCCGCTTTTCTTACCATCTCAACCTCCTGAACTTGTCTACTCGTTTCTGTATACCTTTTTTATTAATGATTATCAGTGACATATCTGTTTCGCCAACAATTCTCCAATCATCAACTTTCAGACCATGTGCCGACAAACATTCTTTCTGCCATCGTTTAGGTTTCTTACTTTGTTTCATCGTTATCATCCTTTCCTTTACCGCTGTAGACGATTGCAAAAAGAATAATAGAAATAATCTCAACTCCAATAGTTGCAAGCACTCCTGCTAAAAATGGATTAATATACATTCAACTCACTTCCTTCCTATTTATATAGATAACTTACAGCCCAAAACTCAACTGGCTGTTTTCTGCGTCAATCTCTTCTTTCAGATACATCGGAAGAACATAGTCTTCGATAATCTTCACCGCCAAATCACATTGACTGCGTTTGATTGCCTTGTATGTGTTTACTCCGAACTCTCTTCTGAGCTGAGCGTCCACATCACTGTAGACCTTATGCATCAGACTCTTGTTCTTATATGCTGGAGCTTTCTTACCACCCATCAGCGGAACTACTTTCTGATTCTTCGCCCTGGTAATCCTCTGACATTCCAGCGCAAGCAACGGCATGTCCTCTTTGAAATTCTGCAAATCATTATCAACTCGCTTGATTTCTTCCTTGACTTCCAGTGTGCCTTTCGCTACGATCTGCAACTGTTCTTCAATGGTCATCGGAATCTTATAATTTCCAGTTTTCCTAATTGCCGGAAGAACCTCTGATGTTACCCAATGTTTGAATCTTTTAGCCGATTCCAACTTACTTCCGAAGATTAAAGCGTATAAACCGGATTCGTTAATAAATATTGTTTCCTGTTCTCTTCCTAACGAATCGGTGAGTCCCTGTTTCAGGGAGTCATCTTTTTCAACATGTGTAGATAAAGCGTTCAGCGGCTTTGCATATCCCAACGCTTCCGCTACATCTTTACCAACGAACCATGGTTCATTATTCACAGTTACCGTCCGAATATCACCGAACTCTTCACTGTTAAAAACGTTTACTTCTCTCATTACTCTCCTTTCTATGTTATAATTCCTCACAAGGAGGTGATACTATGTCAGTGTCTGCAAATCGTTCCGCAACTGGTTTCTGCCCTACACAAGGCAAGACTGAAACTGTATATGGGAACTACATTGATGATGGTTTTGGCGGTTACGCACTTGGCACAATTTTCTGTCCTTACAAGAATCTCGCAAAAGAATGTAAGGAAAATCCGTGTCCGTTACGTAAGTTGTTTCCGGAAACCATATAATTTTTAGAGAGGGCGTCTATTCGTCCTCTTTTCCCATTTCCGGAAGCATTAATCCATATCCCTCATAACCTTTTTGCATCGCAAGAGCATCTGCATCTACTGCAATGTCAAATGCGTTAAGATCTAAAAGTAATCTTGGAATTGAATTTGTCCCATCATGGCTCAAATGCCACGAACGAACACCTCTCAATTTTTTCCCATCTAAATACACTTCTGTAAATGTTCTTCCCAATTCTTTGCAAGTACGTATTTCGATATGCGAAAAATTATCCTTATTCATCCTTTTCTCCTTTCTGTGGTATAATCTCCTTATCATTTACTAAGGAGGTGAAATTATGCTTTTGAAGTTCAAAATTTACTGTCCATGCTGTTGTGAATACTCTGTAAGTGAAAAAACAACAGCATCAAAAATCATCTGTCCAAACTGCGGTGTAGAATACCCATATTCCGATAAGCTAATCTCAATATTAAATACCGCTAACCAGATACCGGATGGAAACAGGCTTTCGGACGAGCACGAAATAAAAGTTACTACTTTTTTTGAGGATATGAAGTAGAATCAATAACAAACTTCATATACTCTAGCAATCCTTTAATTTCAGAAACGGTAAGGTCACTTTCGGAAATAATTTCCCTTAATTCAGAAGTTAATTTCCTTGTGCCCTTTTCGTTTCCGCTAATAAGCTTCCAAAATCTGGCACCATCAACCGTTTTGAACATCTCTGTTTTTACAGTTTCCATAATTTCCATAGCTAGTCTCCTTTCTACCTATCCACTGACAAGCTCTGATATAGGAATTCCCGTAGCTTTTTCAATCTTTTCCAAAGTATCCAAAGATGGTTTGCTACCATCTTTCCATCTTCTTACGGTTCCGTTTCCTATCCCGCATTTCTTTTCAAACGCTGAAACAGAAAGATTGTTTGCTTTACAATATTTAATTATTTTTTTGTAAATCAAATAGACTCCTCCCTTCTAATTATTTAGAGAAAAGTCTATTGACATTTATTAGATATTAGTCTAAAATATGAATTGCTCAGAAACATATTAAAGAGGTTTTCTTTATGTATTTAGGCTTTCCTCTAACTCATGGCTTAATTATATAGAGTATCCTCTAATTTGTCAACCATATTTTAGGCTTTTTTTCTAAATATTTTTAGGAGGTACTCTATGAATGCCGTCGAACGTGTAAAGGCTTTGTGCAAGAAAAATGGAATAGCCGTTTCTAAGCTTGAAAAAGATTTAGGCTTTGGGAACGCATATATATCTGGACTCAAAAAAGGTGTGTTGCCAAATGATAGATTAGAAAAAATAGCAGATTATCTTAATGTTTCATCGCATTATCTTTCCACAGGAAAAGAAAAAGAAAAAGAACTGCCAGACCAAATGGATTTGTGGAACATAGTTAAAAAGGATAAAGATATGCTGAATGCATTAGAGAAGTATATATTTTTATCAGATGAAAAGAAGAAACATATTATTGATATGATAAATTTATTAAGTGAGGATGAATAATTTATGACTATTGAATACAAAAAGTCCTATGGATTATGTGATAAACACGACCAAAAGATTACTATTAAAATAAAATTCTTTATTGATGAAACTCTTGAGGGAATTGATATTGTTAAAGACAAAATAGAGCACTGCCCTCTCGACCTACACCACCAGTGCAGAAGAGAACAATGCCCCATCTGGTTAAAAGCTGATTTTAATTACAGAAAATAGAATCTCCATCGATCAAAGTTATTTCGCTATGCTCGTATCCTTTTTGCCGGACAACCGCATAACTGTCTATAGATATATCCAGTGCGTTTAAGTCAATCGTAAGCGTTGGAAAAGGATTCATAGCGTTTTTTCTGTATTCAACACTGCGAACACCGTGTATCACGTTTCCGTCAATCTTTAATTCTGTAAGCAAACCATCTTCGGAAGATTTAATTTCAATCCTGGAATGAGCCAATATTATACACCTCGCTTGCTATATTTATTTTGTACAATTTCTTTTTTCTCATCAACCACACCCAAAACCGCCTTGTAGATATAAACAAGTATATCATACCTCTCAACATTTTTCACCATTTGAATAATTTGCTGACGATAATTTTCCTTTTCTTCATTACAACTTTCCACAAGAATCCCTCCAATGTCTGATAAAATCCTTTAGCGGCAATCCAATTACAGAACGTACGTTCTTGTATGTCAATGTGCATTTTTGTTTGACATTATGCACAAAAAAGCGGTAAAATATATTATATATTATTTGATACGGAGATGGTGAAATGCCGTACACCACCCCCGTTTGCCAGAACTTGATACCCTCAACTTATAAGGGATGATTATATTGTAATCCAACGATAGGGGGAATTAAATATGTTGAGAGAAGAAAACCGCATTGATATTTCGACAAATTTAACGGTCTGTCAAAATGGTGATTTTATGGAGTCTCTACGACACAATTTAAGTATGTACATAGATACGCCAGAAATCACAATAAAAAATCTTTCTGAAGCATCAGGTGTTCCGTTTTCAACGCTTAATACTCTTCTTTACGGAACTTCTAATAATGTCAAATTATCCACTGTAATCAGCCTTGCAAAGGCACTTGAAATAAGCATTGATGAATTAGTAGGCTCTGACACAATGGAGCCGAAAATGAGGGAATCTGTGCGTATTGTAAGAAGTCTGCCAGAGCAGTCAATATACCTAATAAGATACTTTATACGGCATCAACAGAAAATATACCAATCTTTTGATTCTAAGGGAAAATATATATCCGTTCTTCGCCCTCAAATAGTTAATGGAGTGATCGCTACAACAAATGCTGTCGATCCAATGGCAATAAAAGATGTCCCAGAAGATGTCATGTCAAGAGCATATCTCGGATTAAAAATACCATGTGATTTTTATATGCCATATTATCTGCCTGGTGAAATTGTGCTTTTAGCAGCGGACAGATTGGCATTGGATGGGGAACGTTGCGTGATTACCGAAAACGGTGCTATTCACATTGCAATTAAGAAAAAAGTATATGAAAACGGCACTATGCACTGGAAGTATTCGCCATTAATGACGGACAGTGCATACATACCGGATGATATGATTGTAGATAAAATTGGATATGTAATAGGATTCCTTAATCCAGACGGAAGCTGGGGAGTCCGGTAAATCGGAGACTGCCATAATGGTCAGTCTCCATTTTTTATTTTAATTTATATGTTGGCTTCTCTTCGCCAAATAGCCAGTATCTTATATAGTCATCAAGGATTATCCCGACCAACGAAAGGAAATACCATATAGCGCAGAATGGCAAGCATATCTGGCCAAGAACATTAAACGGAACATTGCTATAATCCCATACATTCCATTTGAGAATGATATTAACAATAAATCCAATAACAAATTCCAAGCATGTAATTATCGACATCCCTATAGCCATCTGCTTATACAATGGCATATCCCACTGAATATACTCATTGATGCACCCTATCATATAGAATGCCAAACCACCAACAAGAAACATTGTCCAGTGAGAATAACCACGGTATAACATTTCTATGGATGTATAAATCAAGCCACCTATCACAATAAGGATAAATGGCTTGACAAGCTTACGCATTCTGTACGGCATATAAATCTTTCAGAACTTCTGACTGGTATTCCTCAGGAATGTAAATGCCGTAATATACAGATTCCACACTTTCTTTGTCCTGCATACTATTGATATAAATACGCAAGTCTCTAAACATTGTAACATGATATGTTACCAGTGCAAGTGCTGTGTCAACAATGATTTTCATATCATTATTACTATAATATTTGCAGTGTTCCGACTGGTCTGATGTATGCCACGGGATTTTCTCTGTTCCCTTTTCCACTTCTGTCTGTAATCCCATAAGTGAAATCTGGTCATTAGTAGTAAGGGTAAAGTGATGTGTTGCACCATCCGACAGCTTTACATCAATACCGTTCTGTATCGCTTCTTGCTGTTTTGCATTCATCTCCGCAATTTTCTGAGCTTTTAATTCTTCCAGTGTAATCTCCACAACTGGATCCGGTGTTGGCGTGACAGGTTCAGAATATATACTGCCATTATTTGACAACTGGTAACCATTGTATGCTTCTGTCTCGCTGTCATTCCGATACATTGTAGTATATCCTCGATAAGATGCACCGCCAATATCGACAGTGCATTTTTCATCAAGGTACAAATTAAATCCGCTAGTATTCACTTCTTTCGTATTAGCAAACTTTAAAGTAATAATATTCCCATTTGGAATAACAGATGCTTTGTATACTTTTCTTGTTCCTAAAAATTTAATGTATGCCATTTTGTTTCCTTTCCTTTTGCTCCTACTGACTGTTTATCTCATGCTCTAAATAGCAATCAAATCTGCCCACATTTTAGGTCCGCACGAACTGTCATTCTTTCCATTCGTTCCAAGTTCAACGCCCTGTTTGCGTCTTGCGGTCTGATATGAGTTGATCGCATAAATTGTATTGTTTCCGGCATGCCGATCTAACTCCAACTCTTTTCCGTCAGCACCTTTAAATCCTCGTGCTTTCAAGATCTCCTGCAACAGCAAAACAGATGTGCCTTTGCTTCCTTTTCTTACGATGCTTGGATTAAACATATAACCACTCTTCCTTTCTACAGTTGTTGTACTGCTTGTTCCGCTTGATGCAGGTTTGCTTGCATTCCCGGTGTTTTCTGTTGCATATCTACCCTTTTCGATGTTTGTGGCAGTATGGTATGCGTCGTTTAATAGTATATCTCCCGGCAACAGGTAATCTGGACTTTTTAAATACTTAGAGTCTGTCAATACCTGGAATCCGGCATTCTTAAATCCAGAACGCATATTCCCTGTGTAGCTTGCGTTGATGTTTTTCAGAGCTTCGATGTTAAGTAAATAGCCGGCTGCTCTTACGTTAGCAATAACACCAGCCGAGCAGTCAGCTTCACAGGCTACCGTAATCTTTGATGGGTCATATCCAGCTTTCTGAAGCTGTGACCAGTACGTATTTCTCTGGCTCTGGTCATAGCCGATTTTGTTGTTTCTTGCCGCTTTTACCCCTAAATCTGCAATGGTCGCTCTTACATTGGCGTTCGGATGTCGTAAAACACAATTCCAAGGTCTGTTGTACCATGTCCTTAAGTACCACTCAGTACCAGTCTGGTCGCCTGCTTTCCCACCGCTGTAACGATTGTTTTCATCGTGTCCGCTGTTCGATATTAAGCTCATACACTACTCCTTTCTGATTTAAAAACCGCATAAAAATAAGACCTCTCGGTCTTGCTCTGATTTCCATACAGTCACCTCTGCTAGTTCACTAAAAGATGCTTTAAAGCACCATCAAGCTGAAAATTGATATCTGGAATCTTCACGGATGGCGGATTAAGTGGTGGAGTACAAGCCAACACCGGTACAGCACTGGAAAGAGCCAATGTGAATGCACAGATGATAGCTGCTAATTTTCTTCTTTTTCTTTTCATATGTTAATTCCTCTTTTCTTTTTATGAAACTTCGTCTGCTTTAGCTTAGTTAGATACATTATTTGCGATTCCGATTTTATAAACGTAATCGCTCATATTACCATAACTTGCAAAGTCGCAGTCCTTTTCGTAAACTCTCCATACCATTTCACCATCTGAATTACGTGATGAAATATAACTATAAAGGTTGTTTATTTGTGTGCAATTTACCAAGTTACAAATATTATTTGTTTTTGCGTTAATTTCACCAGACTTCGGATAAATGCTCTGAAATTGTAACCTTCCGGTTCCCAAATCACATTTTATAAAATTCAGTTCTGCGCCTAATATAACAGCACTATTTCCGTTATTGTTTTTTCCGTCATGTACAAGCATTGTTTCAACAGTAGTCGTAACGATTTTGCAAAATTTAATCGTACCTTTTTCGCAAGGACTCATACCAATTCCTATTGCAGGAAATTTTCCTGTATCATCACTTATATCAGGACATCCGCCCCAATCGAATATACAATTCTCAATAAGCCACTCACCTTGTATTCCCCTACTACTACTCTCACAATGCATAGCATATCTTGTGTTTTTACTTTTTATTGTAAATCCTTTAATGGCTGTAAATGTCCTTGGTAATGAAACAATATGAAAAGCACATTTCTCTACAACGTCATCTCTTGTAGGATTCTCCAATCCTGTTGAACCATCCCATTCAATAATAGTATCTTTAGGGTTTTCGCTCTTTGACTCATAAGTAACCCAAGGTTTTGTTATAACACCTTGATACTTGCCAGTAGGTGTTATACCTGTGTATTTGTCTTGTAAATCTGTGTATGTTCCCGGTAATACGATAATTCTGTATCTTTTTGTGTAAGAATTATCGGTAATCGTTTCATTTGCATGGTAAATAGTAGCAAATGGTTTTTCTTCCGAACCATCACCACTGGTATCTGAGCCTGTGGTTGAGACATATATGTAATATTCTTTTATTGCAGAACCATATATACTTTTTATATCATTTACAGAATCACCTAAACTTTCCAAAGTGTTATTGATATTGTCAATATCATATTTTGGATTTTTGAACCAGTTAGATTCTTTCTGTGTAATGTCACCGGAAGATAATTTGGCACCAGCGAATACACCAGATTTCTGCATTTCGGTAATATACATTGTAGTATCATTCGGTATTTCTACATCACCATTACCTGACGCTGTATATTTACCAATCGGTATCCAATTTCCGTCAGTATCTTCATAAAAAGTAAAAGAACCACTCATATTTTCATAATGATATGTTCCAGCCTTTAATGATATTGGATTAAACGATTGATATGTTTCGGATTCAAGTTGTTTTTTAGCACTTTTGTTCCAGTACGTTCCGACACTCGGAGTGCCAATATCATATTCTTTATATCCGCCAACGTGTTCTATTTTGTTATCTAAATCTTCATTTAGCGAACTAATAGCTTGTGTGTTCTTTCCAATCTGCTCAACATTTGCCTGTATTTGCTCGGCTGATCCGATTTGCTCTTTCAGCGATTCGTCTACTGTATTCGCCTGTTCTACTGTGGTATCTAATGCTAACTGCTTCTCTCCAGCGGAACTAATGGAGCTGTCCAATGCCGTCTTAGCTTCTCCGGCTTTTCCAATTGATGTATCGAGCTCTGTCTTTGCATTCCCAGCCGACTGTACAGCCTTATCCAGATTCCCTTTTGCATCCGTTGCATTGCTGATAGCACCGTCAAGCTCTGTCTTTTTTCGATTGCATCAGATATGGACTGATTGATACTGTTCTGAGACTCTTCTGTCTGGCTCTGGATCTTCTGCAACGACTCCGCTGTCTTGCTTTCAATTCCTCTCAGTGCGCTTTCTTTTTCTGTACCGATAGCTGAGATTGCATTATCTCTTGCCTTTTCTACGTCTCCTTTGCTTTTCCCAGCGCTCTCGGCATATTCCTTTGCTTTATCCGCTGATTCCTTTGCTGACTTTTCAGCTGCTTCAGCACGGTCCGCAGATGCATTTACCGCATTAACGGCATCTTTAAAAATGCTTGGATCTATACTTGGGTCTTCTGATGGGTCACCCTGTTTCGCTCTTGCCTTTACTGGAATAACGATCTCATGCACCGTTGTTCCAGAATTTTCATCAGTAACATACACGAATGCATAAATACTATAATCAGTACTCCGTTCTTCTTCAAATAACTTATTCGGAATTGCTACCGTAGTAACACCGTTGTTAGTGGCACCAACCCTTACGTCTGAATCTCCTGATTTTTCTGTAGTTGAAAATCCGACTTCAACAGCCATTGGAAGGTCTGCATCTATAATCCGTAGTATCTGACCATAGTTCCATTGGTACAGTGTTTTATCCGCATAGTATTTATCTTCTTTCGCAGCAAGACTTACTGTAGTTATTTTTGTCTCCATTTTTACACTCCTTTTATTAAAAACATGTCCGATTTACTATAAAAAACAAAGATTTGCCCGATAAAGTTGCTGAATTAAATGGTAATAAGCCAAGCTTTTTCACCATGAATTGCTGTGGTCCGGCAAGTTGGCTAGCAAGAAAACAGCCACAGGAATGTCGCCAAATTGGAGCAAGTATACTTTGTTTGTATTCCGATTTTATGGCATCGGATCGCATGCTTTGGCATCCACTGGATGTACTGGCGTAGATAGGATTATGTGTGAGATCTACGGTATTATTTAGTCAGATCGGCAATCAATCATTACATATAAGAGATGTGCAGATAAGAATCCACTACCATATGCCCATATAGTTACATCCCCATCGTCTTTTACTTGTTCTGCTGATACATTAATTGTATTAGGAATCGCAGCGCCGCTTTGGTACACCATAGAAACAATTGGAACTGTACCAGCGAATTGCTTTCCGACATTAATTGTAGCGTACATCCAACGTGAGTCATAATATTTCAATAACACTTTTTCGCGGTGCATTTTATCTGCAATCTTGCCATCTAATTCAGCAACCGCCAACGCTCCGGCCACCATTCCTGGCTGAGTGCTAGCTGATATATCATCCAAAGAATCAATTATTTTAGCCTGGTCAACACTTTCATTAACCGCTTGATTTGTAGCATTTAACTGAGCTGCGCCATAATTATCGCCCACTTGAGTATACTCAGTTGCATCGTCAAGTGATATCGTTCCGTCATCGTTTTGAATAAGATTGTAACGCCTTTTTTTGCCCATCGATGTTGCCAGAACATCATCTTTGTAATTTGTTGGCAATGTTTGTTTTGCCATTAAATACGCACCTCCCTAAATCTTCCAAGAACAAACGGTATCTTTCTGAGCCCAGCTTCTTGTGCCATTAACATGTTATATATATCAATGCAGGCGGACTCTATACGATTTAATTCATCATATTTGATAAACGCCCCATTTGGATAAAACGTCTGTGAATAACCATAATCTTTTCCATAAGAAGCCTTTGCTATCGCACCAAGATTCTTCTCAAAAAGATTAAATACATTTACATCCCAGTATGTCAAATAAGATGTAATATCTTCTCCCATATCTCCTATATCTACAGGTTTAACAAGCTGTTCTGTTTTTTCGTGCAAATAATTAAGATTATTTTTTATTCTATTGTAATCAGAATAGTTAAATCTATCATTTTTTGTCCAATCAGTTTTTGGATTAATCCAAGCCATTTATATCACCACCGCCCTTGATTTTATCTTTCCAGACCATGCTCCGCTAAATGATAAGCTATTTTCATAGGCACGAATCATCTGCTCTCTGCCATCTTTTAATTCAAAATAAAACAGGTCGTTCGCATCTGTTCTTGGGTCGCCACGCCACTTAAATTCATATTCAACACGTCCAAGATAGTACTCCGAAAGCCATTCTTCCAAATCTCGTGCCTGTGGGATCGTACTTATAAGCGGATTGTTCCATTCCATATCTGTTCCGTTTTTATTATGATTAACACTGTATGGATTTTCTTCTACGGAATACTCTCTTCCAGTCACTTTCAATTTTACCGTTACGTCTTTAGTGACACCACTAAAAGATATTACTGCATAATAATTACTGCTCTCTGTAATTGTTGCTTTTATTGTTTGATTTTCCTCAACAGAAGCAGACAATCCGTAAGATGCATCATTGAAATATACTATATGAGTGGTATTTCCAACACTCAAATCAACATCCTCTTGTGCCAAATCCTTTTCTTCTGTAGATTCGGAATATATATTTCTGATAATTGAAATAGACTTTAGCTTATCTTGTCTGGTTGCAGTAGGAGACTCTAACAAGAAATCTCTTTTCAAATGATAATTAGTAACATCTCCAACCTTAATATTGTCAATGAACACTCGACTGTTTGGATATCCTTTGAAAAACTCAATTTCCATCTTGTCAAACATTTCAAATCGTCTCTGAGTCTCAAAATGAACACCTGTCGGTTTTTCTGTAATCTGTTCTACTTTTATTCCGTTATAATACGTTGTAACCTTAAACTCTTGTGGGATCACACTTCTAAAATCTATTTTTAGTCCATATGCTACAAATCCAGATTCCAAATTAATGGTAATAACCGGGTTTTCTTCAAAATCTCCGTTTTCATCAGCACACTGATTGCTGACATATCCGGTATTATCTGCATACTCCTGTTTATCTTCTGGCATAAACAATACGCTACCGTCAAGCACTGAAAAATCATTACTTGTTACCGCATACGCCGTTTTTTTGCTATCAATCAACACATTTGATATTTTGCTATATACCGTCTCTCCATTGGATGTAGCAGTCATATCCGGTATGAACGATGCTTGTAAATGGATTCTTCCGTCTCTGTCATCATACAACGCACATCTTCCTGCATTTGCTATAATCTGTAACGCTTCTGAATGCTTAACTGCTGGCATCGGATTATACACCATAATATTCTTCAGATACCCGTCAATGTAATACTGGTCACTGCTATATCCAGCATCGCTAAATACATCCACTGCAAGGTCATACAACGAAATTCCGTCTTGCCGGTAAAGTCCTCTATAATAGATACCCTCCATATTATCAAACAGATCAGTGCAAATAAATTGTACTTGCGTATCACTTGCACTCCAACTTTTTAGATAAGTCAACATTTCTGGTAACCATTCAATATCACCATTACCAGTAACATCATACCCGAATGATATTTTCACTTCCTGGCCAAGTTCCAAATATCCAATAGCACTTGATTCGTTATCTACATCATAGTATGAATTTTGGTTATCAAGGATAATCTCAACATCTTTACTTGGCAATGTTTCTGCTGTCGAAGACACAAACTCATTAATTGAGCAAGAGATTAATTCATCATTTCCAAATGAATCCACAACTCCAAATTCAATCTTATAAATTCTTAGTCTTCCTTGACCATTTACCATTTTCTTAGGCTGTATCACAATATATGATGTATCGTCAAATACGTTTTCTGTTACAAACAATTTATTGTCATTCGTATAATCATAACTTACTTTTCCGTTTGTTATCGTAAGCTCTGACGGATAACAATCACCAAAATTAATTGTCATTCCTTTAATATCCAGAGAATCATATTCTCCAAACGATATTCGAATAGCACCAAGTAAATCTTCCGTGACCATTCCGTTGTTATAAAATGTAAGTCCCGAATCTTCTTTTGGCAAAAAATACATGGATCCGTCCAATTTCGAAAAATCCTGTTCTGTGGTAGCGTATAACTGGCTTACCGAATAAGACGTAAATGGTTTTTTTGCATTTGAAAAATACGTAAAATTATTGTTTTTATCATCTGCCACAGCGTTATTTTGCGCTTCTGAGTTGATAATCCCTATCGAACCTTTAATATATCCCCTATTACGAAAAGGTTCGATCATTGACTCAATATAAGCGTCACTCACTGCCTGCATACCATCACCGCCCAGTATCTATGAGATTAAATTTCAAAGTTTCATCCTGTAACACCATATGTGTCAATTTATCTACAAATAGAGGGCTTCCGCTTCTGTCTCCTGGATACATGATAATTGTAATTGGATGCCCTGGCTTCTTCATATCTTCAAATGTAACCGGCACATAAAATGGTTCGATTGCTTTCAGCATCATTTCTCTTTGCTTTGGTGTAAGTCCAACCCATTCCATATTGTCTAATTTATATAAATCTCTTCCTACTCTATCTCCGATAACTGCATTGTTAGCATTTCTTGCTCCATTTACAGTAGTAGAAATTGTCCACGAAAATCCTCGTCTTGGAGGCGGGAAATCATATCCATTCACATTTAAAAAAGATGATAATGCCATGTCTGTACCTCCTAAAAAAGAGAGATGGTTTTGACGCCATCCCTCTAAGTAAATGCATATCCATTTCTAGCCTTTCTGGAATCGTACACACGTACAATCTCACGACCATCTATAGATATTGTCTTTCCCTCTCTAACTGCTGTTAGAATCTCTTCAAGCACGGATACTTCTCTTGTATCTTGTGCATGTGCTCTCATATAGCCATTATATACCGCTTTCTCTATTCCAGATTCAATCTGATAATTATTGACAACAGCATTTTTTCCATCAAATTTTCCAACAAGCTCATTGCTGTTTGCCATAAACAATCCGTCTTCCGGGAATCCCCCAACAGAATATTTCGGTAAATCAGACAATGAAATTGCACCGATACCAGTTTTGTATCCGATATATCCTCTCTTTGTCCATCCGTTATACAGACTTCCGTACCTAGATACAGTATAGCGAATAGCGGCAATCATATTGGATAACGGATCATAAATATTGGTATTATACGGCGCTAAAGCATATGCCCTAAATGTAGGGTCGATAACCTGCATCAATCCTTTTGACGGAGTTCCGTTTTTTGCGTTTATATCCCAGTTGTTTATAGCATTTGGGTTACCACCAGACTCATGTTTCATCTGATTAAGTAATGCATTAATATTTGCATCACTTAATTGATTGGTTATCCTTAATGCCTGTGTAGCAACAGCTCTCCATTGCTCAACACCACCTGATGGTGAATACGTTACTTTCGGAACGAATGCATCCAGTTTTCCCTTGATGTAGTCCTTAATGGAATTGAATGTAGTTTTTACTACGCCACCGGCAATATCAGATATCGGATGCATAAAATTTGATATATCAACAAATTTATTAAGTGCTATCTGCAATAATTTATCTGGATGGGAAATATAATCAGCAATACCGCCCACAATGTCCTTTGCAGACTCCCACGCATTGTTAAAGAATTGTCCGATACCACCAGCAAAACGAGGGACGCCAACACTTTGCATCAACGCTTTAGTCTGGTCTGCCGGCATAATTTTTGTTCCCTTTTCCATTGGAAGAACTACGTTTCTTCCTTTTGGAATAAACGGTTCTCCATTTTGGGGAACAATCATTTCCTTGTAAGTGTTGCCAGGTTGGTCATTAACCATACCAACAGTATCTTGCGGAAGTCCATCCGCACCACTAGCAAATCTAGGAACGCTCCACTTGTCGAGCCTTGTTTTTGACCCAACTTTTGAAAGCACCCAGTTCACACCGCTAATAATTCCATTTACTGCCTTTCCAATCGGATAAATTATATCATTTGCGATACCAGCAAAGAATTTTCCAATTCCTTTCCAAATTTTTTTCACAGAATCGTATGCAGTTTGAAATGCATCAGAAAACCATTTTTTTACACTTTTGAATGGCGATTTAATCTGATTCCATTTTTCGCTTGCCCAAGTTCCAACGAACGCCCATGCGCTCTTAATCGCATTGTATGCCGCATTAAATTTTTCTGAAAACCAATCAGTAATTGGAGAAAATATTGTAATAATTGATGTCTTCAAATCTTGCCATGCAGTCTGCCAATCTCCGCTAAATACACCAGTAATAAAATCTATTACAGCGGTAACAACTTTGATTACTGTTCCTACGGCATTTCCTATCACTTGAATAAAAGTAGCCGCCATAGTAATATTAGTTTTGAAAACCATTACAAGCGTATTCCCTAAAAACACAACTATTTTTTCAAATAAATCTTTTGCTCCACTAGACTCATATGCTTCATAAATAGTACTCCAAATAGTACTAAACATTTCACCTAAACTATCAAACAAATTTTGTATATCTTCAAATCCAGGCTTTAATGTGTTATCCCATATGATTGTCCATGCATTTGATATGGTTTCTTTTATATTATCCCACATATCGGATACGCTCTTTCTAAACGACTCCGATGTATCCCACAAATCTTTAATTGCAATTCCAATCGCGGCAACGACAGCAACTACGACAGTTGCTGCTCCAGCTGATATTCCGAGAAATTCAGCCAAATTTGGTATTACACTTCCACTAAGCTTTGACAACCCATTCTTGATACCGTCTCTAATCAAAATCGCAACAGATTGAAAGCTCATTTGGCTAACTACTGTTGTGATTGGTGTAAGCAACGCTGTTTTTATAGCACCAAAAGCACCAATTTTCCAAGCAATAGCTCCAATCGAAACAACAACAGTGTCTATTTCGAGATTAGAAAAGAAATCTCTAATACCAGAAAATACATATTTCCATTTGATTTTGTCGGCAAATCCTTTAATGAATAGTTCTAAATTATCAACCCACACATTTAATGTTTCTGCAAGAGAACTAAAATCAAAGTTTTTAAAAATCTAATTTATCCCTTCTGCAACAGATTCACCATATCCGTATGCGTTAATCCCTTCTCCGAGCGAGAGTGCCGCATAAATTGCTGTGTTTAGTGAATTTGCTATTGTTTTCCCAACAGCTCCAAATAAATCAGGTGTAATAAGACCATTCAAAAAATCTGCAAGTCCGCTTCCAAAATTTCTTGCCTTTTCATAAACACTATTCCAATCAATAGCATTTAAACTATCCGCAATTGTGCCTGATATATAAGACCCTAACTGATATAGAGTCTTAATATCACTTTCATATGGCTTTAGTTCCTGCTTCGTGATGCTAAGCCCTGTGTTTCCGCCGCTACCAGCACTACTTCCGCTTCCAGAGCCACCACCAGAACCGCCGCTTCCACCAGACCCAGAGCCGCTATCTGTATCTGGTTCATTCAAATTCAGCTCATCGATTCCTAGAACTACTGATTTGAACTTCTTAGCCGCATCTGTAGCGTCTTTTATTCCAGAAGCTGTATTCCCCGCACCATCAGACAGATTTCCCATTGCATCTGCTGAGTCTCCAAGGTCATCGTCAAGACTTCCGGCTGAAATTTCATATTTCCATCCGAATATCTGACCAAGTGCATTTAACACATTTTCTGTGAATCCAATGACTTTCAGCATTACATTATTCATACCTTTGATAAAAGGCTTGAACGCCGCAATAACACCTTTTCCTACGATACTTCCAAACTGGATAAATTCTTGCTTTAAGATTCGTATTTGATTTGCCCATGTATCGCTCGTCCTGGCGAAATCTCCTTGTGCAGCTGTTGTATTCGCAAGCACGTATTGATATCTAAGCAGAGTCTTTTGAGCTTGAGACATGGAATCTATGTCTGCGTCAAGTCCATTTTTCATTGCCCACTCTTTCAATGTTGCCTGTGTAAGGTCAAGACCATACGCTCTAAGAGGTCTTGTCTGCCCCGTAAAAATGGACTGTAAATCTTCTGCTACATCTTTCTGTTCTACATCATAGAATGATGCTAAATCCGCTGTAAGCTTTGTCAAGTTGATGGACATATCAGCCATCGAATCGGATGCGCTAATATATCCTTTTGTCTGCTTACTCAGAAAATCATTTGCAGAGCCTAACGAGCTCTTGTCAATTCCCATTGCAACGCCCATTGCCTGGAATCGACTTCCGAATTGCTTCGCTGAAAGTTCTGACATACCGTATGTCTGAATCGCAGTAGCCGCAAAGTCATTCATTTTCTGCGACATATTCCCAAATGTAGTGTCTACGACATTCTGTACCTCTGTAAGCTGTGAAGAATAGTCGACGGCTTTACCAAGTAGCCGAATCGCTCTTATAACCAAGAAAAACTTTGCGTAGAAACTACCAATTGCAGAAGTAAGCCCCTTCCAATGCCCGGTAGAGCTTTTTGCGCTTCTGTTCATCAGATTAAATCCGCTACTGATTTTCGTAGAAGCTACTCCAACTTTATTTCCATTGCTTGCTAGATTAGCCAGTGCATTTGTCATTTGTATGATATTTTGACTGACATATGGTGCTCTCGAAAGAGTGGACATCATGCTCATTAATTCTTTTGTTAGCAACGGAATTGTAGTAATTGCTGTTGTTGATGATTTTCCACCAAGCTTACTAATTGAAGCAACAAGGCTTGTCATTCCAGTTGTGTCAAACTTCAAAGACTGTAATTGATTTAAACTAACAATAAACGTCAACAGATTTTTGCTTATTTTTGGCAAATTTTCCGTAGCAGTTATTGCGCTTTTACCACCTAGTTTTGAAACACTACTTATAACAGATACTAAATTTGTAACATCAAAATTTACAGTACCCACAGAATTAAGACCTTGTGCAAACGAAATCAAATCATTTTTTACAGACTGTAAATTTGATGTTCCGGAAATAGCTTTTACACCGCCAAGCTTATTAAGAGCCATTGCAGCATTAATAATTCCCTGCGCATTAAAATTAACTGATGAAATCTGCGCCATACTTCCAGCAAGTTTTTCTATCGCATTTGCAGATGAATAAACAGCACCAGTATTCACTTTATCAAAGCTATTAAGTGCACTTGCTAACGAACGAATTTCATTTGATCGTCCACCTTTGAATCCAACAGAAGCATCAGCAATATTTCGTTCAGCAGTTGCAATCCCTGACATTCTGTGAGTATCAACAGAAGCTACTGCACTGGCAAGATTCTGCAATTTCGAAACCATATTATCCAACCCGGCCGCAGCACCTTTTGCATTTGATTGGATTTGAAGTTCAAGACTATCTATTGGTGTTCCTGCCATTCCTTAACCCCCATAAAAAAAGAGGGTAATACCCTCTTTTAAATTACTTTTGTTTCTGGCAATCCCCTTGCTTGATCGTTAGCAATCCATTGTTTCATTTTTGCTATCTCAGCATCCATTTCGCGTTTTTCTCGCTCTTCTTCGGTTAATTCTGATTCATCCATAAATTTCCATAAAACAGGTTCGCCAAAATATTCTAATTTTGACTTCTTGCCATTCATAGCTTGGTCAATTGCAACACTTACCGCGCGAAGAGTATATTGACCGTTAATCCATGATTCCCAGTCTTTTTGTCTCTTTTTGTTGTTATGTGCAGAAACAAATATATCTAACTTAGCCGGTGTCAGATGCCAAAACGTATCATAATCAACGCCTATCGTCAACGCTCCTACCAAGTATTCTTTCCATATTAGTTCGTGGAAGTCGACTTCTTCTTGTGATCCTGCGGAATCTTTTTGATCTTCTCTTCCGCATTCTCCTGTACTCCCTGCCCCATTGTATTGAGCATTTCCGTTAGACCGGACAGGTCGAAAAAACCATCTTCTTCCATTACTTTCTTAAGTTCTTCGTATAATTTAAAAAATGAAATTTTCTTTTCTTTCATATACTGCTTCATAAGGTTTTTAGATTCTTCTTCTGTAATATCCTCATGATTTTCCATAAGACCTGCATAAAAAGCAGACTTACATACATGAGGAATCTCAGCCATCATATCCGCGCTTCCGTCAAGCATTGCATATTTTTCTGCGCGTTTCTTGTCATCGTCAGATTCGTCTAATCTCTTGTACATATATGCACCAGAGATTAGCCAAAACATTTTCTGAACACATTCCCTACATTCAGCAGCCGCAAAAGTAAATTCCATTGTGTATTCTTTGTTACCAATTTTAATTTTCTTCATTATAATTTTCCCTTCCTCTAAAAATTAGGAAGGGGGCAGTCCGTAGACCGCCCCTCCCGTATTAGCTAGATCAAATCGTCAGCATCGGTTGTTAAGTTCTGCGTTCCCGCTGACTTAGAAGCAGAACTTACATCCCCGCCTTTGTCACTGTAAACGTTCCACTTCCATCATCAGCTACAGTCAATTTGTCTGTAACATCCGTTGCTACGCTATTTGGAATAATAGTTGCTGACATTTCAAGAATTTCATCAGTACCACTAACATCAGATGGAGTGGCAATAACCTGTCCAATATATGCATATTTTGCAACGCCACCAATGCCGTCAGTTCCATACAGCTGTATGATTTTAACCTTTTTACCAACAAGCTTATTGATAGCCTGTAAATATTCTTTTTCAAGGTTTCCAGTTACTTCCTTTGAATCCGATGTTTTAATACCCATTTCAAATGTTTGAGCATCGTCTTCAAGAGTTGTAGACTCTACAGTATTCGGTGCGCCAACTGGTGCAGGAATACTTTTCGCTTTTACAAGCAACTTGTATGAACCGGTAAAATCAATCTTATCAGTTACATTTCCTACAAATTCAGAAAAAATAACTCTTGTCCTAAAACCTGTTGAAGCCATTTGCTTTCCGCCTTTCTGTAATAAAAAAAGAGCCTTTTGGCTCTGTTACAAAGTATCGCTTCTTCCTATCATTTTTCTGACACGCATTACACTTCTGTAATAGTTGTCTCCATTAGATGATTCTGGAAAAGTTTGTATTCCAAATCCCATACTTTTAAACGCAAATGCAATTTCTTGCAAAACTGATTTCGCTACTTTCTGGGATTTGTTTGTTGTTACTTCGATTTGCATGGAATATAATATTCCATTTATTTCATTTCCCTCAGTATTTCTTGCAGACTCTACGCCTGACAATTCATGCATATACACCGTAGGATAATGAACATCTCCGTCTTTCGGATTGTCTGTCGCAGTATAAAAAATTTGAGGATATAAAACTTTTAATTTATTTTCTGTCTTTCGCTTAATAACCGAAAACAATTTTGTTTCAAGATCAAACGCCCATGAATTGTCCATTACCCGAACACCTCTTTTGCTATTTTTTTAACATCTTGAATGATCGCTACGGTTGCACTATACATAGGCATAGTAGCTTTTACGCCATGCGTATAATGCCATTTGTCATCCAATCCGAGGTAATACCAACCATCTTCAAACGCATGAATCTGGCCGGGAAATGTACCAACGCCATATCCAAGGTCATTAGCTTTTGGATTAGGAATCGGATTATAATAAATACCAGCTCCGAACTCTATAGCAAGCAATGTATTAAATGGCGCATATCCTTCTGCTTCGTGCGTCTGTCCAACAGCAATAAGTGCCATTTTACACCCAGAATCCATCACAGTTTTTTCACTTCTCAAAACTACTGTTTTTCCGATTGGTGACTCTGCAATTTTTTCTAGTGCAATAGAATTTCCATACTCAGCAAGTCTTTCTGTAAAAACTTCAACTTTTCGCATAAAAGTTATTTTATATTGTTCTAACTGATTAATTGCACTTTGTATGCTTTCTACAGACAAATCCATTCTAATCTTAGTCTTTCCCATTATTTCGCCACCTTTTTCAACAAGAATGAGTCCTCATTCAGTGCTTCATCATTAGCAGCTACTACCACATAATCCGCAGAATCAATATCAATACTTCCGTCCTCACTATACCCAACTTCTGAATTTCGCCATATACGCATCCCAGCCTTTAATGGGAGCTTATTCTTTGCACATACGATAGTTGCCTTATCTGATGAATCATCCACTCCAAACGCCTTAATAAAGGCTTCTGTAAGCGTTGAATTTATGTTAGCTTTAAAATCAACTAACTTTTCATCGACAATCTGATATTCCCCTGTTTCGACAGGGACTCTCTCTCCGTCAACTATAATGTACTTGATATTTCCATCATCGTCCGTATCGTATATCGGTACTTTCTTACCATTGACATAGTATTTCATTCTCTGCTTATTTCTGTTTAGCATCCTCATTAGAAGCCACCTTCCTTGTCTGCTTATATGCCTGATGCACTCCTGTAGATGCAAGACCAGAAACAATTCCTACTGCAATAGCATTCAGAACATCTGTTGCCGGGAAATCTGCGATTACATACATTCCAACAATTCCAAGTGCTCCGCCAGCAGCTCCGACAATAACCGGAATAAAATTATCCTTAATTCCCGGAACAAGCTTTGCTCCAAGTCCAATTAAATAAGTAATTACCACAATGGCAAGTACTGTTCCAACCTGTGAAATATCCATTACGTCTCACCTCTTTCACTGTCTTTTTCAATAATCTGCAATCTGGTTTCATGGTCATTCAGTATATGATCCTGATGATCGTTGTGTTCCCAGATTCTTTTGTGCGATTTTGAATTATCTTCATCAAACTTTGATAATTGGTCTCCGATAATTCGCATTGTAACTGTAAGCTCTGTCATTGCTTTCGTGTTCTCTTTAGTATTTTTCGATATTGGCGTATATATCGCAAAAAATAGACCAACAAGAACCACAATGACTCCAACTACACTCCATTCTGTCATTTAAGCACCCCGCTCTTTTAATTAACAATTGCTTGCACGCCCACCACCAATTAATACAAGCACCCTGCGGCCGTAGCCACGCACAATCGTCTTTAAAACGTATCTACATAAGGTAATACATCTTTAAAAATTGAGCTGGAAATATAAGCATTTTCATAGGTTCGGCTTGTTGAATTTTCAGAATGCGAAGTTTCTCCTTCAGCTCCTTCTTTCATTTTCAAGTCGACTACAGCCATTGAAATTGTAGAAATGTGTTTCTCTATATCTTTCTCTATTTTCTCATCAGAAAAAGAGGATGGATAATTACGCAAATCCTTATATTTTTCAATGACAAAATCAACTAAAAGAGTAGATGGTGACTCACCTGCTAATTCCGGTTGTTCTTCAAAATATGCAGTTGCTTTAGCCTTAACCTTTTCTGCCACTCCCATGTTCAATCTCCTTACTACAACTCAAACAGCGTAATTAAATACGTTTTCAAATCCTGTCCAGTCATGTTTTCGGCATTCGGAACATTATTTTCTTTTGCAAGCTGTCTCAATGATTCAACATTCATTCTGTTAATGTCTGTTTTTGTATATTTCGGAATATCAGAAAAGGTAGACGTCTTCTTCTCGCCTACCTCATTTTTAATCTCTTCTCCCGGCATATACCAGACTCCGTTATATTTAACTTTATGGTCAAAAACCATACCACACCTCCTAGTAACACTTGATTACATAGGTGCTGTCCATTCTTTCGTAAGACGGAAGAACAATCTCTGAAACAGTAGTTTTTGTATGTACCGGGTCATTTGTTGTAGATACCGCAACAGCAATACCAGTATTTACAATAGAAACATCTGCTTCGCCACTACCCATAAGCGTTCTCTCTTCCGGTGTAGTTCCGTACCAAGTATTTCCAAGCTGTCCATTAGGAATCAGCGTAGCGTATCCATCTGGATAGAACTTGGCTGTTGTTCCGTCTTCCTTTTTGTACTGTTTTGAGTAAACAATAATATTAATTCCAAGCTCTGACGAAAATACTTCTTTTACCCTGTTGTCATTCATAAACACGGTAGCTGATGTATTCTGTAAAAGAATTGCAGACTTGATTTTAGCGTTCTTTTTCAGATAATCCATCGTCTTTCTGGAAATAATCATGATAGCAGGTCTATCTCCAGTCGCAGCTTCTACGGCATCCAAAGCAGTAGAAACATCGTCCATCGGGTCTGAATTAGTGGTATCAGACCATTTATCCGTATCTGTCTGTGTGCAATCAGCAAAGTTGTTTGCCTTATAAGTGCCATTTGGATCGTAGTTATAAGCGTATGTCACACCATTTGCAACAATAGAAATTTTTGGCGATCCGTCAGACGGTGCCAAAAGCTGCATAATCATCCTCTCAGGAACAACGTTTGCTCCGTCAATCAGTGTATTTGCATCATCAAAGATTCTCTTTAAAACATCTGCTGCATATGGATCTGCACTTTCCTGTACACGCATAATTTCCTGTTCGTCTTTCTCTTTTACAAGCATAGATTCACGGAAAAATGGCATTTCCGTCTCGTCCATTAAAAATCCTTCACGACTTCTAAGCGTAGAAACCGCATCAAAATTAGACGGAGCCAGAGAAACTGGAAGACCTTTTGATGTCTTAAGCCACTTCAAATCAAGTCCCATTTTCTTTCTAACAGGGAACAGTCCAGCACCAAGATATGCAATTTTATTACTTGCAACTTCATTCTGAACAAGCGCAATTGCACTTGCGCTATATACATCTCTAATATTCATTATTTCCTACCTTTCTACCGATAACTTTTTTCGGTCAGCGACAAATTCTTAAGTATTTGCCGGTAATCAATTACTCAAAAACGATGTTAGACAACGCAGTTTTAACTCCTGCAGCAATCGTAATTGATGCATTTGCATTTGCATTTGCTTCATTTACGACACCAAATGCTTTCAAAATAGTTCCATTTGGGTTTTCGTCATACACATCATTCAAAAGAACACCAACAGCAGCACCATCAGAAGTTCCAGCATTTACTTTCTTTCCTTCCGCTGAAATTGGATTTCCAGCTTTGCAAACTCCGTTTGTAAAAGCGGAATCATCAAGCTTAATTTCTTCAAATAGCTCGCCGCCAAGCTTTCTTTTCAAAATCTCTTTCTGTGAAGTCACACTAGACTCTTTGAATTTCATTAAACTAACCTCCTACAAATAACTTTCAACAATCGACTCAGCTGACTTGTTAGCACCAGAAAGCTCTTTGCCGATTGTTTCTGCCGTTTTCTCTGCATCTGTTTTTTGTTTATTACCGCCGCCAGTTCCTCCTCCAGGATTATTCGTACCTCTGGCAATTTCCTGTTCCTTTGCCTGTGCAGCAGCAGTTTCTTTATCGGAAATAATTTTCCCTAAAACGTCATAATCAAAAGTTCCATCTTCCTTAACGATCTTGTCTGCCTGTTCACTGGTAACCTTAAATTTTTCGATTACAGTCTTTTTCTGAGCTGAAATCGCCTGCGCTTTTTCAAGCTCTGCAATTCTGGCATTTGCTTTTTCTAGGTTCTTATTGGCCTGTTCAACCTCAGAAAGATTTCCTTTCTCGATTTCATCAAGTTTATTCTGCAATTCATCGGCTTTATCAGCTTTTACTTTATACTGGTTAGCTTTTTCTGTTGCAGACTGAACCACCTTCGCATGATCTGCCATAATTTTTTCTACATTTTCTTCACTAATTCCCATAGCGATAAGTTCTTCACGTTTCATGGTTTTACCTCCGATTAGTCATACGATTTTTTTACGGTGCAACGACACCGAACGACTTGCTGTTTTTTACGCTCACAGCTTTGCGAAATTATATAGAAAAAGCCAGACACCGTTTTCACAATGTCCGACCTATTCTGTCTGATTATCAATTATTTCATTTTTGTTTTTAGCGTTTTGCCTATTTGTTTCATCAATAGTCTGATACAAAACATCCAGATAAGGTTTCGAAAGATTATATGCTTTCTCGCTATCAGAAAACAATGTACTTCTCTCAAACGCAAGTTTTGGATGAACACCGTCTTTAAGCAAATAATCTAAAAACTGTGCCTTGACCAGCATATTATCCATCGGGCTGTGATTAATAACTACTTCAAACTGGCTCGTGTCAATCGGGCATGGATTTTCACCGTTCGACTGAACCCTTATCACATTTAAAATCACATTATTAAGTCGTTGTTCCGACTCCTGTACAATCGGGTCTTTCAGCTTTCCTCTCGTCTTAGCCATATCCCAGCCATTGCGCAACTGTACAGCACCTTGTGTATCGCCACCAGTGTTTCCTTCCAATTTAGGAATTGCAAGTATCTGTAAAATATTGTCCATTAAATCTTGCTTAGCCACTTGCGTCTCTGTCTGGTTTAATTCTTGGCTCATGATTTCAACATCTGATTTATTATCAGCATTATTTGATTTCACGACAAAAGCACCGTTCATTTTCATTTTCTCAAACGTTTCTTCATCAATTGTGCAATTAACGAATTTGACAAATGACTGAATAAATTGAGAAATACCATCCGCTCGGTTTGACTGAACTTCATTAAGCGCATCAAGCATACTCATAACCAATTCAATGTCTGATATTCTTTCAAAGTTATTTGGATATTCAACAATAGGGACATCTCCAAATGCGTGTAGTTTCCACCCCTCTACTTTGCTGTTTTTTATAATGCATTGATGTGTTTTTGTGTGACACGATTTATAATATTCGCCGTTTTCATCTTTTAACTCTTGAACCGAAACAAGCGGTTCTTCCGTTATCGAAGAATAAATGATATATGTATTCAACGGAGTAGGAACTGTTATTCTAAATGGAATAGGTGCTTTTTTGTCATGTACAAAAGAAACTGCCATAAACCCTGTACCTACAGCCGACTGCCATTCTCCGCATTTTATATTTCTCGCATGTTTATGCGATTGACGAAGAAATGTGTTAAATCTGTCAATATATTCATTAATTTCATCTTTTACAACTCCAACACACTGTAACGGTTCGCCATATGTTTGTCCAACCTTAAACTGTACGATTTCATAAGCGTGATTTTCACAAATTTTATTGTTTATATCATTGCGCATTCTTTTTGTTCTGTACAACACAGGCTGATCGCCTTTGTAGTAATTCCACAAATATTCAGCAATCCTTCTGTTGTAATTGAAGATTCCAAGAGTTTTCCCAATAATACTAACAATATTGTTCTCAGTGACCTCTTCTACGTCCGCATATGCAATTTTTCTTCCATAATTGCCTTTTACAAGGTCATTAAAAAACATTTTGTTTGCCATTAGATCACCCTACATGCCAAAAGTTATCCCGCTACTGCAATTTCTCTTTCTCAGAGGCTTAATTTCCGTTTTTCCATCAAGCCAATGATAAATAACACGTTTATTACAATTTTTGCATCGACATATTTTATTCATTTTTGATTTTCCATCATAAGTGCCTGCTTTTCTATGGCACTTTGGACAGTATATTGTCTTATTTTCCATAATTTTCTCCGCAAAAAATACGCCATGCATAAGCAAGGCGTATTTCCACGATTGAGCTTTTTAAAAAAGGATATGAGATATGAAAAGGACTTTATTCTTTCCTCGATTTTAATTCTAGCACATATTTTATGTGAATTGTGTGAAACTTACAAGTATTTCCCAATTATTTTGCTTATAAGGCTTCTATCAACATGCAATCTATTTGCAATCTGTTTCTGGCTCATTCCATCAATAAAAATTGCCTTAAAAATAATTCGATCTCTACTAACAGGAATTGAATCTATATACCGCTCAATCTTCTCTGTGTATTCCATAATTTCATTTTCTTTCGCTCTAAGCCTATCCACCCTATTTCTAAGAAATTTTTTTCTTCTTTCATAAACAGGAATAGGGAAACCTTCAATTTTGAATCCTTGAATGCCTCCAAGTCCTCCAGTGACTTTATCACAAACAGTGCCTTCCTCTATCAACTTTGATATAGAGTCTTCTGTTTCTTTAACTTCTTTCTTAATAGATTCCAACTCCATTTTTAAACATTCATATTGTTCCATCGCTTCTTTTGTTGGTGCTATCATATCCATTATCTATACCCTCCCCAAAACGGATTTTGAATTGCTTCTACTGTAGCAACTCTGCTTCCAGATGTTACTCTTATTGCAAAGTTAGAAAATACGTCCGGCACATCGTCAAGTTGTTTTTTATCCGAAACAGAATAGCCAGAAAGTAATTGCATCATGATTCCATACGGTTCTTTAGGTGAATACATTGACTTATCTTTAAAAATTACATGCTGTAATATCCATGCAGAACATTGATAAATTCGTGCTTCTTTATTTGTTTCTGTTGGCGTATCTGTAATATTGCAAATCCAGCCTTTTTGCTCAACACGCTTATTTACTTCCATTGCTACTCGGTCTCCACCAGCATTTCTCTCAAATTCGCACTCTTGAACCATATTATTTACAAGAATATTTGCTGCATTTTCATACTGCATCTCATAATCCGCCGTGTTGTCGCAAACGCAATCCACGCAATAATAATCTTCTCCGTATTTCTGCAATACAGGAAGAACAAAAAAATCTGTACCTTTCCCCTTTGTATCGCACTGACCAGTGATTATTTCTGGTTCACCATGCGGTAAATTGAGATACCTACGGATTTTATCTTCTGGAAACAATAATCCCTCTCGTTCTATCGGTTCCTGTTTGTACAAGCATCGATAAGAAACGTCATCCATAAGCAATTGCTGGTCTGCAAAAAAATCAACCGTGAATCCGCTATACTCATAATCAAAATTGCTTTCTCCTGTCACTGGATCCACGTCTGGCACTGCAATTGTCTTGACACGATCATTACCTTCATACATTTTCTGTATGCGTCCTATCACGTCATATACGCTCCATCTTGTAGCAATATGAATTTCCTTACAGTTATTACCGTCTGTATCTTGTATTTTTCTCTGTCTGGCATCTACAGCATATTTATCCCATAATTTATCAAGAGTATTTTTATTTAATGCTTCTTCAATTCCACCGATCATATCATCAACCAGCAAAAATTTAGATGCACGAACTTTTCCGGCATTTTTACTTCCGACAGAAGTACACTGTACAGATGGAAACGGCTTGTATTTTCCTACGTTAAACTGTTCCATTTTGGCATTTTGTCCGCTTACTTTTAATTTTGGAAATATTTCATTCCATGTGTACTCTTCTGCATTCATAACAATGTCGTATTCGCCATCATAGAACATTCTAGTAATGTCACTGCTGTGTGAATAGAACAGATTGAAGTCTTTTGGAAACCAGCCTATAACCCCACTGAGGAAAAATTTCTCGATTGCGGTTTTCCCAGCGCCCGGAATTAGAGAAATTAGTAGCATATCATACTTGTCATCAATCATTCCCTGTAGACCATCCACAAGACCAATTTTCAGAAATTGCTTTCGTCTTGGCATATAAAACCGTTCTTTTGGCTCTCTGTTTTTCTCAATGTACCGAAAATAACTATCAACATTCTTGTTCTGAGCTTCTACCAGAATCGCTTCATACAAATCATCAAGAATTTTATAGGGAATACTTTTTTCAAACGAATATTTTTCTAAATCCCATGCTGTACCACCAGTAGTGTCAAAAATAAACTTTTCACATAAATCTTTTACTCTTCCAGCGATCTTCACTCCATAATCTGTATCTCTATCTTTGAAAATAGACCAATAAATAGCTTGTTTATATGAATCAAGCAATTGCTCATCAATTCCTTTTCGACGTATATAGTCTTCGTATCCTTTGACCGTATTTATAAGATAATCGCTTGCCAAATAAAAAACGCCCCCTAACTCTTTAAATAAAAAAGTCAAGAGGCGTTCCCCTGTTCTCTGTCCGCATCCGGGCATGAGCTATTAATATTTAAGTTTTACCGTCTTTTCCTTGTGGCTGGTAATCTTTACTCCATCTTTCGCCGGCCGGATAGTGACTGTAAATCCGTTTGCTACACAATTCGATATTCTGTCAGACATATCATTAATCTCTTTCTTAATTTCATTCTGATTCTTCATCATCGTCAAAAAACAATCCCTCCGGCAATGGTTCATGCATCAAAACCATTCGTAAATATTTGGTAAATGTTGGAGCACTAAGCCCTACAATTTTTCTAGCTTTATTGATAGACTGCCTATCTACCATCCACGCGTTACATGCTTCTATGAATTTATCTTTATCAATTTTTTTCACGGCACCCTTTAACTCGGCACCGCGTCCGTGTTTGGATAATACGTGATTTTTACCCATAATCTATACCTCCAATGGCGCAATGGGAATCGAACCCATGACATACAGAGCGAATCAGTCAGTTTCTGTTTACCTTTGCTAGCATTGGTATACACACAGCCAGATCTCCTAAACTCTTATGTTCTACCACTGAACTATACGCCCATGTTGCGGTTTTTATCGCGTCAAAACATTAAACATTGAAAGGAAGCTTCAAAAAATAACAGAAAAAGGTTATTTCTGAGAACCGCAAAACTCAGAAATGTGGTGGAAGGTCACGATCCCTCTATCATTTGTTTCTAAGCTATTTATTCCGTGAGATAGCCATTTGTAAGCCATGATAGCGTCAAGCACACCACAAGGTCGTTTTATCGTTGCATTTCTTATGCCGATTCGAATATGCACTCAAACACAACCTTTTCCATGGTAGATGCGTAATCTTCCATGGAGACCGTACCGAGCTTTTGACGGCTCTTTAATCAGCATCAGCTAGTACGGTAGGAGAAATTAATATATGCCACAAAATTAAGTAATCGGCATTTCGTAAATATCGAATCTATAGCATTTGTAGTCGCCGTGGATTTTGCTTAAAACTTCCATGGCCCTTTCTTCCGAACCATACGTTCCCAAAACCCTGTTCGCTCCGTTATAGTAAACAGGCAGTGCGACCACATTATTTTCGTCAACCATCAAATCGTAATTTTCTAATTCAATTGATACATTTCGTTTTTGATTAATTATTCTCATTTTTTCATAAAAGACGGTATAGCTGCGAAACAATACCGCCCTGCTTTCGACAAACATTTTCAGTAATTTTTAAAGTGATTTTCTGCAATAAATACCACCTTTGGCGGCGGTCTCTCCTTCTTTCCCATATGAGTTCTCCTGTGATATATTGTTTATCCTAATTCGGCGCATCACCGAAATGAACACGATTTTCTCTATGCTCGATCTGGCATTTAACCATCAAAGACACGTTTTCTCTATCGCACTTAATACCATGCCATTGTTTGAACAATTCACACTCAAATACTTTCCCGCATTTCGTACATTCGTCAGAAATATCTTTTCCAGAATACCGCATTTCTACACAAGTCCCTTTTGTTTTCTCAGACGTTCGTATTTGTCTAGAACAACATCAAGTGCAACTTGTAACTGATTAATCGTAATCAAATCTGACTGGCGAGCATCTCCAAGTTTTTCCAACTCTTCTTCCAGGTACTCAATCCGATCAGTTAAGTATGTGATATCCTCTTCTGGCTTTTCATATTCATCCGGCGCACCAAATGGCAAATCATCCTCGGTCGATGGATAATTGCCAAACAGCTTTTCCGATTCTACCTTTTCTGATTTAAGCTTACTGTTCTCTTCACACAGTTCCTGAATATCAGCACGAAGCGTAACTTGATCCCACAACGCATCAGACAGTTTTGCCTGCAATCTTCTTATTTCTTCCTCATAATCTCGCTTTTTCGAATTTCTAAAAAACATATCATTCTCCTATCATCGAATTATTTTACCGCAATCACGGCATTTCCAGTGATGTTCTGTCTTGTAACTTCCATCATTCTGCAGCACAAGGTCCGTATGGTCATGTACAGTGTGCTTATGCTTGCAAAACAACCGTTTGATTTTCTTTATCATGAATACCTCCTACAATGGCATTTGCGCTCCAAAATGCTTTTACATCTTCCAACCGGAACATAGCTTGTACAGAGCCTTTATCGTAAAAGCATATGATTTTCAATTCTGAATCTATCAAACATGTACTAGCCTGTATATCGTATACACTCTTATCCATCTCAACTAAATAAATCGGTCGAATAGGTTTCACATCGTCATAAATCATTTCTCATTCTCCTACAGATATCTAAAAATCAAATTAATAACTGTGATAATCACCATCAAGAACGTAACTATGTAGATAAATCCGATAACCATCAGGAATCTTTCTTCGCCCTTTGTATAGTTAATGCCACAAGCAAATCTTATTTTGTCCTTAAGACCCCGCGTTTTATAGTATTGTCTCGAAATAATAAAAAGAGCTATGCTTATAACGATTAATGATAATGTGATTTTAAGTAACATTGTTTATCTCCCTATAGTCCTTTTTGTTTTTGAGAATATTTTTGGGACTTAGTAGTGCGCTTTTTCAATTCTCATCAGACCCCCTCCGGGGTATTCATTGACAACACATCTTTCATCGAATCATTTTTAGATCTATACGTAAAATATCTATTTTGCAAATAGATCTATGCCGTTTTGATTAATTTCACCACAAAGTCAATGATATTATTTATCCTCTTATTCGCCACCGTCTACAACTTCCGAAACTGGATAATTTAGATCAATCTTTTCTGGCAATTCATCCGGTGCTTTTGCTCCAAGCTGCGGAAGCTGATCCGCTGTCAATGCTCGCCTGTCTACTAGCTCTCTTGTAACGCCGGGCATGTTCCAGTTGTCGTAGTGGTTCAACATTGCAATTAATCCGACCGGGTTCTGCTTGCCACCGCCTAGCCGTGACGCTATGGAATCCTCTCTAGACATTCTCAATTTTTTGAAAATCTCGGAGCTACTCTTACTTAGATTACCACTATCACCATTAGCCCAGCTATATATATTATCTACACCTACACCTGTTAAATAACTAAAGCCCATAGGCATTACTAATTTATCATATAGCCCACATAAATATATATATCTGTCACATATAGCGTTAAGCTTATCATAGTCATAGGCTCCGAAGGTAGTAGGTATACAGGCAATATCTGGCGTAAGCTTAGTACTCTTTAGCATTGATCTATCAGGAAACACATGCTTCTGAACATACATTAGCGCAGCATTCCACACATTTTGGCTTATCTCTCTATAGTCGTCTATGTTCTGCTCCTCTCGGAATTGCTCCAAGTACAGGTCTATATCATCGTCATAGATTTCTATATCTTCTTTCCGTTCTTCGCTGATCCGCTCCATGTTGTTCACCTCCTGCCGTTTTCTCCAAATAAAAAACGCCAGCAAGCAAGATCATTATCTGATCCCACAAGCTGGCGAATGCTTCACGGTTTCCCGTTGCCGTCCTTGCCCTTCCTCCCAATAGCCTACCCTATCCGGCATCCTCGGCAATCCTGCCAGGGCATCGACTAGATATATATTAATTTATTCAGTCCGCTATTGAGCTTTAGTTCTTGTATACAAGATACACCATATAAACAATATTGTCAATAGATTTTTAAAACACAGGTGTTTTCATCGACCGTATTATAATAATATCATTTTCGGAAATTCTCAAAATCACAAAAAACAGCTATATAATATTCTTCTCTTTCTTTTATTTCTTTTATAATTGTAGGTTTTTCATTTGTTTTTCATTAGGTTTTCACTTTGTTTTTTGTTAACTTTTTGTTAACTCGTTAACCGCAGTAAATACAATGGTTTGTGGCGTGTGTCTTGTTTTTCATTTCGTTTTTCGTTTTTCGAGTCAATAGACTGCGTTCTAGTTTGCCCAAAAATAATCACTTGCAAAAACCTTTACAAACGTTGTATTCTAGCCATTTATCGCATGATACATTCGGTTGCATCGGTTTACTTAATTTTTCAGTAAAATCAGTTAACAAAATTTAACAAATTTTTGACTGCTTCCGGAATCGATATACATAACACAGCCAGTCAAAAGGTAGTTTGTTTTACATAAACGTATAAAACAGAAATAAAAAAACGACCTAAAAAGATCGCCTTTTGATGACTGATATTTTATTCTGCGAACTGTTCCAAAAATTCGTTCACGTCTTCCAGCGTTCCCCTTTCTTGGAATTGATTCATTTTATCCAATCTGCTATAATTAATTTACTTGAGAGCGGCGGCAAGTTCCGCCCTCTCTTGTGTGTCTGAGCTGCTCCGTCAGCTCTTTTTTTATTTCTTCAATTCTGGAAACTTAATCCCCAAAATATCCGCTAGTGCTTTCAGTGCATCATATTCGTTTGTACCCTTTTCAGCTTCTCTGTTCAAAAATCTCTGCATTTCCTCTTTGGTCATCTCTTCCATGTTTTCTCCTTTCTCCGTCTTGCCTCGGCAACTTGTAAGTTATCTTCCTTACAAGTATTATTATACGATTATTTGTGCCTAATGTCAATAGTT